TGCGAATTTGTAAAAAAGATGGTCAGTAAATATCATGCAGATATGTTGAAAAGCACATTTCCAACTGCAACGTGGGAATGTCCCGGCAACGAAACAATTGACATTTGGGTTACATTCCCGCAGCCGATTGATTCAATGGATGAGTATAAGAGCCCACTTCTTTCGTAAAACGGAAACTTAAATGTTCTATTTTTTAATCAGCAAACAAAATGGCAGAAGTAAAGATTCTTAAGCGTCACGTGACGGCTGCGATGAAGAAGCGTGTTGCTGGAATCCAGAGATTTACATGCGCTGGAAATGTATCTGGTTATAAGTGTCCTTTGAATGGACTCCCGTTCGATGAATCGGGATATGACATTGATCATATTAAGCCCCTTTCTGAAGGTGGAACTAATGAAACATCAAACCTACAAGCGTTGTGTTTGATGTGTCATCGTGTTAAGTCAAATCGAGCTGCTAGTGGTAATGTAAAACCTGCAGCTGTAAAAAAGGAAGCAGTGAAGAAGGTTGTCGAACCAAAACCAGCTCCTCTAAAAAAGTTTTACTCGGTCGATCTAGCTAGTGGTTTCCAAAAGAAGTTCGACGATCTTGATACGCTTATGCAATTTGTAGATCGACTCGTTACAAAGGAAGGTTGGACTGGATTAAGTCTTATGATGTTTCGGGTACATATACCCGTTGGTGATAAAATGGTGGAACGTCTTGAAATGTTTCCATCACCAAATGATCGTTCAAGTTGGGGTACAATGTATGGATATAAGTTGTAAAAACGGAAACTTAAAGAGAACAGCCTATTTTTTGTTAAAGAATGCCACTAACTAAATCAGAACGTGAGTTTCTGCAAAAACAGTTTGCGGAACTTAAATCTAGGATTTCTGCGTTGGAAGATTTCATTAATAAACAACCAGTTCAAGATGTTGAATCAATTGATGCTGAGCTTTATGAGAAGCTAAGATCTAAACGTGCCGATTTTACGAATGGAAATCCCCAGATACCACTATATGCTATTTGTACGAATAAGTGTCTTGAAGACATGTGTAAATTCAAACCACTAAAAATTGAAGACATGAAAAAAATCAACGGAATTGGTGAGTTTAAAGCAGTAACATATGGACAAGGATTTATTGATGTAATAAAAGAACATATTAAATATGGATATTTGTGATGAAAACGGAAACTTAAAGACTGTAATCCTTTTTAACCAAAAGATGCAGAGCCCTGAAGATTCTTACACAACGCTTCTTTCGCTAATCAGCGATCTCGTGACATCTATCCCAATACCTTATCAATCGTCCGGTCCAATACCTTATCGCCCCCCGGTTCAGCAGCGAACGATAATGCAGATTATCCACAGTATAGGAAATAACGCGGGCCTTAGTATGGATCACTTCATTGGAAGAGTTCATACCTGGGAGGGGACAACGTTCATCACGTTCAAGGAGCGGAATAATCCAAGGGCCAAGTCAGTCTATACAATCAATCTTAAAACTTTTCGCCCAACATTGACATCACCAATCCAGAAACAGCTCAGCGCAGATCTGGAACTCGCATTATTAAATTGCTAAAGTATAAAAACGGAAAGAGATTTGAACTATTTTTTAATGAGCAAATAAGATGGTCAATAGTTCTGATAACATGGACACTCAGACCGAAGACCAGGTTCTACAGAAGATCTCGGCCCTCGAAGCCATGGAACAGGAGTACTATGCGGAGCACACCGCCCGCAGTATCGCGATGCAGCTTGGACCTGGGGATGACCGTGCAGTAGGGTTATTCCGAGAACGCGAGGTACATGAGACTGCGTTTAGGCGTCTAATCGGATCGGAGAAGCTAAAGCTACAGAAGATTCGCGCCGCCGAAGAGGAGAGACGACGAGCTGAGGCACGAGCCGCCAAGGAAAGGGAGGACAGGGAAATGAAGGCAACAAAGGAAAGAGAGGAGAGAGAAAGGAAGGTAGCAGCAGAAGAAGCGATGAAGCGACACGAAGACGCAGTTCAGCGAGCAATGGCTAACATATTAGCGAATATGTAAAAACGGAAACTTAAAGAGATTTAACCTTTTTAACCAAAAGATGGAGAAGATCTACGTACTGAAACTTGAGAATGATAAGTACTATGTAGGTAAGACGCGTGATCTCGAATCACGAATTACTGCACATAAGAAGGGTAATGGAGCTGCTTGGACAAAACAGCATCGTGTAGTCAAAATACTTGAAACACACGATGTCGTGTCGGAACATGATGAGGCAAATATAACGAAAGAACTTATGAAAAAGCATGGTGTTGATAATGTTCGAGGAGGACCATATTGTCAAGTTAACTTGACCGAAACAACTCGCGATTTCCTAGAGCGAGAAATTCGAGGAAACTCCGACGCATGCTATAAGTGTGGAAAGGTAGGTCACTTTGTGCGGGAATGTACGGATGAAGTCGAAGAGGAAGAAGAGGAAGAAGAGGAAGAGGAAGATGTGTGGGTATGTAGCTTATGTGATAAAGAATTTAAGGTTCAATATCATGCGGTTCTACATGAACGCAGGTGTCAAAAGATTCGCGATGAAGTAAAACAGATGACTGGTAAATGTTATCGTTGTGGACGAGCAAGTCACTATGCAAACGATTGTTATGCTTCAACACATAAGAAGGGTTACGATCTAGAATAAAAAATCCAATACCATGGGCGTTTAGCTTCGCGTTTACGTTTACGTTCTTCAACCAAGATCTCATGAATGAAGACTGATGGGTCATCTCCACAATAAAATGATTTTTCGTATTCTTCTTTGTAATATATATGAAATGCAGGTAGACGTGTGATGTGTTCTCTATCTTGAATAAATGCTTCACTGTTAAATTCTCGAAGACCAAATTCTATGCGATGATCTGTACAATATTTTTTAACAGATTCGTATGCGGATTCATCAGCATGTCTTCCCCAAGGATAAATTCCTTCAATTTCTATATTGTGACTTGCAAGCATAATTTCTTTTTCTTGAAATTTGAATTCAACATGTTGAACCATAATTGGATTTGTTATAACCGGAATTGCCATTTTCGCTTATATACTATTAGTTAAATATGTAGTAAAATAGGATAGCTGATATTTTTGATTTAAGGTTGATTTTAAATAGGTTGATTTACGATTTGATTGACAAGCGGATGATTTCGCATATCAAAGATTTTTGGCCAAGCAAGATATAGTCTGAATTTTTGTTCATGTTTAAAAAGTGGAATAGGCGGATAACAAACAAGAATATCATTGAACGCGTCCGCTACATGATGTTGTTGTTGATTCCGAAGTTGGATAATAATATTGCCTAAAATCATTCTACGCTGTTCATTACCCATTTCTCCAATTCGTTTGTAAAAATTATCCATTTATGTACATTCATTACGAATATCCGTAAGCCAGTTAGCACATACTTCCTTCCAAGTCTTAAATGAATAGGTGCGAGCGGCTTCACGACGTTCATCTAGTGTGTCAATTGTTTTCTCCATTGCGTTTGCAACCATCTTATAATCAAAATAAGGACACTGTAGACCAATCGGCATTGAACCAGGGAAATATGAATATCCAATCGAAGGAACAAACTCAGCAACTTCAGGTGTAAGGAAAGTAGAATATGCACCAACATCAGTCACAACTTGAGGAGCACCAGTGTATAAATGCTCCAGTTGACATAGACCAAATCCCTCACCATCGCTCGTGTTAATACCGATATCAGTGATGTTGTAAATCTCGTTAATCTTAGAATCTGATAGAGGAGTTGCAGCCGAGTCGACAATGATCATACGATTTCCAAACTTTTCAACCGACATATCGCGGGCTGCAAGTTCAGTTGTAAATATGCGTGTTAGATCATAATGACCACCTCCTTGGGGAGTGGCAGCTGTAACAATCATCATAAAGTAAGGTTTTTTAACATCGCGTGCAACAAGGTCTACAAATGCCATAATTGAAAGGTCAATACGCTTTCGCTGTGAGTTGCGATTGGCATTTAGGAATATAATCGCATTGGTAGGAATATTCATCGACATACGAATGCTTGAACGAGTGTGACGATCGAGTTTAGAAAACACAGTCGAGTCAACTGCATGTTCCATAATAGACATCGTCGGAGTAGAACCATATGATGAATATTCACGCACCCATGTGTCTGAAAACATGTAAACACGATCAGCACATTCATTGATTTTATCGATAAGCGGCTTCACCGTACCCTTATATACAAGATCTAGATAGATCCAAAGTTTAAACGAAGATTTACCCTTCTCATATTTCATAGTCTCAATAAACTTATAAATGATCATGGGGTCATTGTAGATCATAACTACATCCGGGTTTACAGTTTCAAGATACTCAACAATTTTATTAAATCCAAATCCTTCCTCACGAGGTTCTTCATTTGCAGCGGCATCATATTGTATTACACCTTTGGGAGCGGTACGAATTCCAGGGCGAGACGGGTGGCGTTGAAACCCGAAATGAAAAACCTTTACATCCGGAACTGTAGCAATTTGCTGAATCAGATTTGTGACAACTTTTGCATATCCAGTCATTTGGTCAATATGAGTACTAATGAGTACGAAACGCATTTAATAGAATAATTCTCGAACTCTCTAAACAGAAAAAAAATAATTAGTTTTTAAACATGAGTTACATGAGCAATTCCCGGAGCATCATCCGTTAGAATCCATCCGATCTTCTCCATCAGGAGCTTCTTCGTCGGAGCAGTGGTTCCAGTGTGATTGTTCTTCTCTACAACTAGTAGGAAACGCGCAACACCGTCAACTTGATCAACTTCATATACGAACATTACAAGACCTACATACACCCATACATTACCATGCTTCTCAATTACAATTGATCCAATCGTAATCCACTTATCACGCTTGGCCTTTTTCTGGCCAGCAAAATACATAACACGCACGACATCAGTATCATTTACGACCAGATCATTGTAGGACTCGTTGTAGTTGACAGAGAGTAGAGTAGTCATCTTGTTGATATTTATGTAATAGACCTGACCCAAATCCGTTTTCAAACACTTTGTATAAATTCCCATCTCAAATACTCGCAAATCTTTTTCCATATGAAATCATGTGCAATCAAACGATCACGTGATTTTAGTAGAGGGAAATATGCTTTGTACTCATCCAGTTCCAGCAGCTCGAAGAACTTGAACAGAATATACGAGTAAGACAGAAAGTTAGTGCGGTCATCCGGACAGTAAAGCAAAAAAGGCGCCTGGATTTCTTGAAACATCGTTCGGATCTTTTCTTCAATTTCTGGTGTAATCGTTGGCGGAGGGTTTCCGTTAAGTCTCGAAAGAATGTGAGCGGCATGTTCGTAATATTTAGACTTATTTAGTTTCTTTAAAATGTCACGAATCTCTTTCTCTGTCATTTGAGCGATATTTTGAATGCGACGTTTCTTAATTTCACTAATGACTTCATGCATTACTTCATCTGGGATAATGGTAGACTCTTTTGCTTGAAACTGGTTCAAAATTTCATTTAAGTGGTTGATCTTTTTATACGCATAGTTGTTACGTTCTTTGGGAGGATCGCGAAATGAAGGGAAGTCAGAAACTACCATAATATATTCCTCTGATCCACATTTAGGACATACAAGTACACCTTCAGACGTTAACTCTTCGCGTGCAATATTACATAATTCGCAATGTTCTGTTACAATTTGTTTCATTTCCGCAATTTCCATTCCTTTCAGTTTCATACGTGTAGCATATTCTTCAAATAGTTGCTTCTTACTTTGGCTACCTGTATCTGCGGCTGTACTTGTTACTAGATATTTTACAAATGTATTATCGTCCATACATGATGTTGTAACTTGTTTTGGTTTATCGGTATTTCCATAATATTGAAGCATTATATCTGCATTTTTTACATAGTATTCTTCAACTGGATTTTTAGAGTCTAACTTAAATCGTAATTCCTTCAGTTCCGATTCTGCTTTCGATGCCTTTACGATTTGTTCAATGGAACTTGTTACAGTCATATCCTCTACATGCTCTTCGAGTCGTGTACATTGTTCTTCGATTTCGTTTGTATTTAGTTTAGTATCACGAATAGATGTTATGATTGTAGAATGTATATGATCGAGCGTGCCCTGTGTTTTTAAAGGCGACGTTGAATCAACTGACTTTTTTATGCGGAAGATATTATCCATATTATTGTTTCACTAAAGTTTCACTCTTAAAATACTACTTCATTGCAAGGAATACAAGAAGTCCGACAGCCAATAATGTTGGAATCATTGTCGTATCGAGATCAGGCATGGAAAATGATTCTTTAGGCGCCGGCTTACACTTGGACACATCTGCTTTCGTACAAAAATCAGGATCAAAATCGGGAGATAACGACGTAGTTAAAAAATATGAATCTCCTCCGCTTGTTACGTTGCATGTATAACAATCACAAGGCGGCGTTCCATCGGCTGTCATGGCAGTAAATAAATAGTAGGGATCGAGACCATCAATATCCTCCATCATTCCAGGAATTAATCCGCGTAGATCATTCGATAGGAATGACAAATCCTGTAATCCAGCAGGCGGACTTCCACCACCAGGAATGTTATTAATGTAATTGTATCGCGACTGGACTGATCCATCCGTTGCTGTACATGTACCACCAGTGTTCACGAAGAAACGGTTTCCAAGAGGAGGATCTCCTGTAACCATTCCCTTGATGTAGGTTGTAACCGCACCGAGATTCGTACTTACTTGTCCAAATGTTCCGTTAGAACCAACACCTAATGAACTAGGACCCGGAATGTTATCCGAATAGCTATACGATGGTCCTATCATATCCGTTTGAGAATTTTCTAAATTAGACCATATAGGGTTGTTACCCAGATCTCCCATTACTTTTAATAAAGTTTATAAGTTGTTCACGAAAAAAAGGGTTGGTTAATGCACAAGGTCTTTGAGCTAGAATCATTTTAGCCGTCGACTCAAATTCATACCCAAATTTTTGAACACAGTAAAGTAACGTTAAAAACCCACTTCGATTAATTCCACATTGACAGTGAACAAATATAATTTTTGAATCTGGTTCTGCCAAAAACTTGTTCATCGTGTGAGCAAACAAAGGATACCAATTGGTTATATTAACATCTTTACTATCAATTGCATTCATACATGCATATTTTGTAGGATTATGATCACGAAACCATTGAGGACTATCTGAATCATGTGCACAGTTTATAACGTGTGTTATGTTATTTTTTGCAACAAATGTGGGAGTTACCATAAACCCTGGTCCAAACATGATTGAAACATGAACTTTAGCTGGAGGATCTTCCATCCATCCTTTGGAATTTCGTCTGAATACTTTCCACGAATCGTTCATGACAGATACTTTAAATATACCATATTGTCTAAAAACGGACTTCATTCTACTAAATAAAGAGGAAAGCAATAAAATGTCTTTTATGGTCGCTAATCATGAGAAGCTGAATAGGCATGGCTGCCGAAGCACGCAACGACTTAACACAAGCGAACATTTCGCTGTAATCACAAAACGAGGTAAGGTAATTGCTGTAGCCAGAAATAAGGCCGGAAGTCGGTCAAGCGGGTGTGGTTGTAATACTCAAACATTACATGCAGAATGCGCAGTTGTGAAGAGTCTTGGTGATATCTCACAACTTCGTGGGTGTGTACTGACGGTATTTCGGTTAAATAAGAACGATCAAATTATGCAGTCAAAACCCTGCCACGACTGTCAGATTTTCCTGACAAAGTGTATGGATAAGTGGGGTCTTAGGCGTGTAGAGTATTCGTAAAAATGGAATTTAAACTATGATTATTTTTAACTTCAAACAAAATGTTGTTCTTCTCAGAAGTTGAAAATACGATGGTTGTAGGTGTATCAGATACAAATAAATTTTACGCTTGGAAGTTTCCAGATAAAACGTTGATCGATACGCCAAAATACATTGGGTCGATTGTTCATAACTCTGAAGGCAAAGCAATGCTGAACTTCATCTTGACCAAAACTGGTGAAGATGTGTACCGGACTGAAATTAATCCGTTACACTGTCTTGATATAGATGAGTGGGTTATGGATGATTAATAAAATAACATTTTTAAATTAGACTACTGCCTAAAGTGCCAACTACATAAGCGATTGCTACAGCAGCTAACCCTAAAACGGCGGCACCTGTGTAAGAAACTGTGCCGCCTGTCGTGTAAGTATGAGGAATATACTGAAGTAGGAGACTACGGGGTGTTGATAGCGAAATGATTGCAGCCGCAAGGAAGAAACCAAAGTACATCATTAGACCGCGAATAGCATAACGAATTGAATTAAATGTGGCATCATGGTTATAGTTTGTTACTGCCGGCTTATTCTGATTGTTGGTATTTACAGGGGCGATAAAAGGATCAACGCCGCCCGTTACCATCGGGGCAAATGTAGTTGACTGCGGTAGACTAGGATTTTGAACAGGGCCACTTCCGAGAAGAGCACTTAAATCTGTAGCTCCACTATCTTGCATTTATTTAGAAGAGGGTATTTCGCATGTAGCATCTTCCGCGATATATTTGTAACATTTGCCGTCAATAGACACAATTTTTTCTATTACGTCTTTTACTGATAAGGATAAGGTCTTTCTCTCTAGTATTGGCTTATGAAATAACATAATCACTAATCCCATCCCGATTAAAAATGAAATAAATGACATACTTCGTTCATTATGCAGGATCTTTATCACCTGAATCATTTGTTCTGAGACGCGATGAAATTAAGAGATGTTGTATTTTTCGTACACGGCACTTCTTTGGATACAAATTTTACACACCCCGTTCCAGTATAAAACTTTGATTTGTCCCCGGGCGTAGGTAGACTTTTATCATCATGTACCGGAGGATGAAATACAGACACAATTAAAAAACCAGTAAGTATCCCGGCAAATAGCCATAAAATAGAGATCATCTCCTTTATACAATCTCCAGCACTTTATCCATAATTCTATTCATAGTCTCTACATCATCACCCGACCATGTAAGAAATGACGGAGAACGTGAGCTACTTGATCGCATTCCATATACTTCTGCAGGAGTCCAGTCTCCAAAGTTTACAACTATATGCCCCATGTGAAATATTCCCTCCCAACAATACTCATAGGGATTACGATCACCAAGAGTATTCGGGGTATCAACTAGTACAAATGTTGGGATTGTATTTAATGTTGTACGTATGTTGATCTTGTTACCTCCCGAGTTTCCACCTGTAAACAGATTGTAGAACTTGGTCTTTCCAGTTGCATTTGGACCTCCAACAAGAATAACAACAATAGATGACGGCATTTTTATTACAATTGTTGGGGGCTTAGTTAATACATCCGTTTTTATTCATTTCTAATGATAAATGGAACAAAGTGTTCTAGAGAAGATCCAGGATCCTCGCGTAGAGAATCGTTACAACATGACATCTACATCAAAGCAGTATCCTGCTCCTGTTCACGGTGGTCGTATTCCGAATTTTAACGATCCGCAGCCTTCTTACGGTATGACATCTAAGCCGTGGAAAGAAGGCCCTTCAATTGAAGGACATGATCCTCGTTCTGATCTAATTGGTCGTCAGCACAAAGCGACGCCTCTAAATACCGTATTCTTCAGTAAAGGAAATATTGATTTATTACAGGATAAGATAGCTGAACAGGTTTGGCTAATGAGTAATAAGAAGTATCGCATTGATCGCCAAAGTGACGACGATCTTCAAATTATTATGCGCAGTTATTATCTGATGTTTGGTGAGAATAATGATGCTCGTGTCGCAGAAGAATTGGAAGATTTAAATCGTCGTGTGGTTGGTTACGCAAGTGGAAAAATTTATTCAGAGGCCGAGTTTTACCTATTTTATCGTCGCGATATAGAGGACTTTGCTCCTCCAATTGCCGGTCCAATTAATACTCAAGTCTATGGAACGCGTACGGGTGAGCTCAAATCATTTTTTTAGAATACGTAATGGAACTCCGTGTATTTCATGATAGAACATATGGTAAATATCAAAATCAATTATATACATTTGAACCCACATGGGATTCATTTCGACCTATAGAAAAAGTCGGTTGGGATGGAAAACAGTATTCTGTTGTTGATGCAAAATATAAAATTGATTTATTTAGTGAATTTTATGGTTATGAATCGCATGAACAAAAAATACTTTGCAAACATCTCATTGAAACAACCGAATTAGAAAATATTACAGAAGTTACAGATCCTGTCGAATTTTGGAAATGGTCGGGTGAAGTCGAAGCAAAATGGTTTCGCGATCGTCCTTGTGTGTTTACAAGCCCATGTGTGTCTAAAGACTGGGTAAAATATCTAAAATACCTGAACATTCGTCAAAAAACATTACGCCAGTATCCGCGAACACGAACAACAAAGCGTTTACTGCGAAAAGTTGTTCAAAAAGCCAAATGAAAGTAAACATCATAACAAACTTTCAGGCTAATACTGGCCTTTCTCATGATTCAAATATTCTGAGAGGAATACTGACCGCTGTATACGGAGATGATATACAAATCTTTCGCATTCCTTATGTATTTCCTCAGTGTGCAGAAGCAGATGTAAATATCTTTTTAGAAGTTGTGAATCCTTCCCTGTTTTCATATGCTCGTAAGAATATCTGGATCCCTAACCAAGAGTGGACGTATCAAACATGGATTCCTTACATTACTATGTTTGATGAAATTTGGGTAAAAACCATTGAAGCTCGCAAATGTTTCAACGATGCATCTCAGTATAAAGCAAATATAAAATATATTGGTTGGTCGTCTATTGATAAGGGTTGGAATCCTGATACAATAAAAAAGAACTATTCTAAAGCAATTGTCCCTGTCGGTAAAAATATTTTTCGCAATCCCAAGCCTATTTTCCAGGCATATATGCGACTAAAGGCAACTGATCCGACAACCTATTCAAAACTACCGGTTCTATATGTAGTTTATTCACCTGCAAATATTAATGTGTTTGTCCCTTCCGATATTTCAGATAAAGTTGTACTACACGGAGAAGTTCTAGCTCAAGATGAGTATGACAATCTTCTAAAGGAATGTGGTCTTTGTATTTGCACATCTGCGGCTGAAGGATTTGGTCATGCAATTGTAGAGGCAATGTCCGTTGGTTGTAATTTAATTCTGTCGCCAATTAGTCCGTTTGTTCACGATATTATTGGTGAGATACAGCCAGGTGTTTATTACTGTGAAATGTCTGAAACAGCTAAACAAACTGAATGTATTGGAGTTTTAGTAGATACGTCTATTTCATCTATCATGAAAAATTTAACATTTTATGTAAATACACCTATTAAAACTAAACAGGAAAGTTCCGCATTTGTCCGAGATTTATACGAAGCACATCATAAAGAGTGGATAAATCAAATAAAAACTGTTCTCACCGAATCATTGAATACGAATCTACCCGCATATTCATTGAATGATGTATTTCCTAAGGAAGAAAAACTACCCGATGTATCTATTCTAACAATCACCAAAGATCGCCGTTCCTTCATGCCACTTGCAAAATATTCATATATGATTCAGTCATATCCGGAAGATAAGCTTGAATGGGTTATTATAGATGATGGTGATGATCCAATTGAAGACACACTAATTGGAGTTCCGAATGTAAAGTACGTAAAATGTGCTCCTGGTATGACAATTTCACAGAAGCGTAATCTTGCAGTTGAAAATGCAATGTATGATATCATGGTAACGATGGATGATGACGATGTCTATCCAAACAATAGTGTTCTACAGCGTGTGGCTATGCTCCTAAAAGAACCTGTAAAGCAATGTGGTTTCTGTACAACAATTCCGTGTTATGATATTACTAAGTTTTCGTCATTCATGAACGTTCCTCCCATGACGCTAACTATGTCAGAGCGTGTTTCTGAAGCTACACTTGTATTTACTCGTCAGTTCTGGAATGAAGGAAAGTTTGATGAAAAGGTTCATATTGGTGAAGGTAGCGCATTTATTCGCGGTCGCGAGCAAATGTGTAGAGAGATTTCACCTCAAGATGTGATTGTAAGTTTAATTCATCCAAAAAATACATCATCGCGAAAGACTCCTATACTAAAGGAGCCTAACGGATGCCATTATGGTTTTAATGAACAGTTATTTGCTATGGTTACTCAAATCGGTGAAGAACTTTCTCAATCCTCTGATCAAAAAGTTTAATACTTCATGCCGAAGAGCGAGCGGCGACGGCTGCGACGGTGCGTCTTCTTCGTGTGACGGCGACGACGACCAGCAACCGCGGCTACATCCGCGGCACCACCCGTTACAACGCCAGTAGCGGCCGTATCAGCCGCGAGGGTGTCAGGCTTAACCTCAGCAACGGCAGGCGCACCACCGCGCATCTTGAGGCCTAACTTCTTAAGCATCTTGCGCACCGTCTTCTTCTTGACCATGCGGAGCTTCTTGTGGGAACGGCGACGACCACCGACAACAGCCGGAGAGAGAGGTAGAGAACCACCAGCAACAGGAGCAGAATCGGCCATTTTTATACTTAACTAAAGAGAAATTGTTTAGGCACTACAAGAAAGACAGGTGGGGTCAACCGTGAATTTTTGTGCAGATGAGGCTGCCTTTGTACGCAGATAATAACATCCAGTCTTTAATCCCTGCTTCCAAGCAAACATATGCATTGATGTAATCTTAGCATATGTGGGTTCGGCAAGGAACAAATTAAGTGATTGTGATTGACAGATAAATGGTGCTCGGTCGCGAGACATCTGAATTAGCGTCTTTTGAGGGATTTCCCAAACAGTCTTAAATAGCTCACGTATGTTAGCAGGGATCTCTTTAATGTTAGCAATACTACCATTCTCTGCCATAATTTGACTGCGGATATCCGAAGTCCACATGTTGAGGTTCACAAGTTCATCAACGAGATACTTATTAACAATCATAAAGTCACCACTGAGTACACGACGAGTGTACAAATTAGATGTGAATGGTTCAAAGCATTCATTATTCCCCAAAATTTGAGATGTAGATGCAGTAGGCATAGGAGCAACTAGTAGCGAATTACGCATACCAGTTTTGCAGAGTTTACGCAACATTTCCCAATTTAGATAGGTTGTAACGGGTTTATCGTTCCACAAATCAAACTGCATTTGTCCCTGACTCATTGGCGAACCTTCAAAACTTAGATAAGAATTATCCCCGTTCAACGGAAGACCGCGCCACTCTTCGCGAGTTGCACCCGACATACTAGCAGTAGCTGCCGCATAGTAGATATTCTCGAAGATTTCGCGATTTAGTTGTGATGCTTCAAGCGAAGTCCACGGAAGACGCATCATGGCAAATACGTCTGCAAGTCCCTGAACTCCAATTCCAATCGGGCGATGACGCATATTCGATTTGCGACATTTCTCAGTAGGGTAGAAATTCTTATCAATTACAATATCCAAATTATTAGCTAGAACGCATGTGTACATTCTGAGCTTCTCAAAGTTGAACTTGCCATTCTCTACAAACTTAGGAAGAGCAAGTGATCCAAGATTACATACTGCAGTTTCATCGGGTGATGAGAACTCCATGATTTCGCTACAAAGATTTGAACTCTTGATTGTGCCAAGATTCTTCTGATTACTTTTTGAATTTGCAGCATCCTTGTAGCAAAGATACGGTGTTCCAGTTTGGATTTGAGCGTCCAAAACCATCTGCCATAGCTTTTGTGCAGGCATTGTCTTGCGACCTTTACCAGCTGCTTCGTATGACGTATATAGCTTATCGAACTCTTCACTGTGAACATCATCTAGCCCAGGGCACTCACGAGGGCACATGAGAGTCCAGTTCTCATTCTTCTCTACACGCTTCATGAAGATATCAGGAATCCAAAGACCATAGAACAGATCACGAGCACGATCTTCTTCTGCTCCCTGATTCAGCTTGAGGCGTAGAAAGTCCTCAATATCTGCATGCCACGGCTCCAAATAGATAGCAAATGAACCGTTACGCTTTCCACCCTGGTTTACATACTTTGCAGTATCATTGTAAACTTTGAGCATTGGCACGATTCCAGTGGATTCGCCATTTGTTCCGTGAATCTTAGAACCACGAGCACGAATGTTATGGATTGAAAGACCGATTCCTCCAGCCCACTTGCTAATTTGAGCACATTCGCCAAGAGTCTCATAAATTCCCTTGATTGAATCTTCACTCATATTCGCTAGAAAGCACGACGAAAGCTGTGGGTGATTTGTTCCAGAATTGAAGAGAGTAGGCGTTGCATGAATGAAATATCCCTGCGATAGAGCATCGTACGTTTCTTTTACCTTCACATAGTTCTCTCCGTGAAGCTGAATGGCTACACGCATCCACATATGCTGAGGACGTTCCCAAACACGACTATCACGACGACGTAGAAGGTAACCTTTCTCTAGAGTTTTGAACCCAAAGTAATCAAACATGAAATCGCGAGAATAATCGATCATATTCTCGAACTCCAAATTCTGTGCAGGCATGTAGTATGCATCTGCGATAACACCTTCGTCGAACAAAACTTGCGCAGAATCGATCAAACTAGTAGGAGTATTCTTATGGTGATTATCAATTACGATACGGGCAGCAAGCTTACCATAGTTAGGATGGTAACGGGCCTGCATCATGGCACACGTTTCGGCAGCAAACTCATCAAGCTTCGACGTAGCCATTCCATCCTGCAACTGGTTACATACTTTCTGAGCTACAAGATCAGGATTTACATAGTCTAAACCATCAGATAGTTTGCGTACACGTTGAAGGATTGCATCAAATGAAACCGGAACACGGTCCCCGTTGCGCTTGATTACATACATATGATCCATGTTAGTTACCATTCTATATATTGATATTCCGAGAATCCGTTATTGATGAAAATACAACTGATATTGAATAGTAACCATTTTAAAAGTGCACGAGTATTTGTGTAATGGATCAGGGTTTGCTTGAAATTGTAGGCGAACTCGTTGAAGCACGTGTACAATTTTTTACTCGTAATCTGAATGGGATTATGTATGTACAACGAGGTCCGGCACTTCAACGTTTTTTGAGTGTTGAAGAAAATTATCTAGAGTTAATTAGTCGTATTCATCGCAGTAATCTTCACAATCGTCTTATGACTGGTGTTATTTCTCTAACAATTGGAGAACAAACAATGGAAAATGTTCGTGTAGCACCGACACAAGAACAAATTAATACCGCAATTACAGATATTGCTTCATCCGAAAATAATTGTGCTATATGTCAAGATGCTGTAACATCTGCAGGCGTTCGTATTCGTCATTGTAATCATGAGTTCCATCGCTCATGCCTGATAAGTTGGTTTGCTATGAGTGTTCGATGCCCGGTTTGTCGCTACGATATTCGAGAGACTCGAACGGGTCCTGTAGGTCAAACATCTTCTGTCGCAACAAGAACAACTTCTCTATCGGCAAGCCCGTCGGCGGGACATTGAACTTAGGAATTTTATCAGAACCACCATATTGTATTTGATTTAGCATTCGACGAACATCATATTGACAATCCTTCAAAACTGAAGGAACATCAATATTATTAAAAATAGTTTCCAAATCAACTGCTCTTGGTGGAAAACAACGAACAATTTCAATACTCTCTGTATTGCGTTTGAAAAGTGTAGGAATCTCATTTCCTGTACAAATAATTGGAAGTCTACGTGTTGGATCTTTTATCCAACTAATAATTTTACTCTGAGCATGTGGATCAGAGCCATCAATTTCATCTAAAATTATACACGTCTTTCGTTTTGTTTCACCGCGCAAAAATGACTGAATGCTTACGGTTGAACGACATGCATCCTTAATTTTTTCTACATCTTCAAAACTACGAATACTTCTACTTGCATTAATTTCAAGCGGTTCAAATTCGAATGTGCGAGCAGCACATAATGCAAGTGTAGTCTTACCAATTCCAGGTGGACCAGTTAAAAATACAGCTCTTGAAAAGTTTGATTTCAGATATGTTTCTAGGATATTCTTTGCATCTATGTGTCCAATGACTTCATTAAATACATTAGGTCTGTAAACTTCCGAATACATTACTATACTAAAGAACTAATTCTCTAAAACGGATTTCAATGAACTAATTCATAAAATATCAAATAAGATGGATTCGCCCGTTAAGAAGTCTTCTAAGAAGGTAGTTCGTATTGCTGAAGATGCAAGTGCCGAAAAGGGTTATGATTTCTACATTCTCAATCGGTATATTGGAAACTTTAAGTCAATTGAAGATGGTCGGCAAGGAGTTATCGCATTCTGTAATCTTACGGACGGTGAAGAGCTATTTGCATGGTCACGTGATGTAAGTTATGTAAAAGTTTAAAGTTTTAACATAAGTTTATTTTTAATTATAAATGCCAACTGCGTCCGAACTACAACAGCTTTTTGATAAAGACTACGTAATTGATCAATTTATCAATGAATCTGTTCGAAATGTAGAACTTGCTGCTAGATATGGGCGTAAATCTGAACGAATTGATGTTCCTCAAGAGCTCAGTCGTTTTGAAACAAATGATAAAATACGAAAGACATTTCAGGGATGTAAGATTAGTTGGATTTGGTATGCACATGCATATAAAATTAGTTGGAAGCAAGTTTAACTGAAATATGCATAGATTGTAATTCTTGAATGGTTAGACGTAATGCATAAGGAACTGTCAATGTTGTAACTTCTGTATCTTCTGCTGCGTCCATCTGACCTGTTTCGGGCTGGAATAGGAACTCTGCTTTATCAGAACGCTCCATCAGGGATTCATTCAAGAACTTAGAAATTCCATGAGATACTAAAACATCACGTTCCATCTCACCAATGCGTAAACCGCCTTCATTCGCACGGCCCTCTACAGGTTGGTGAGTGAGAAGCTTTTTAGGTCCTGTAGATCGCGAATTAATCTTATCTTCGGTCATCAACTTGCTTCGAATATAATATGTGGGCCCAACAAAAATTTCAGATTCCATCATATGACCAGTTTGTCCATTATAAAGTAATTCATGTCCGTAAGGATGATAACCTGCTTTGAGTAGCAAGTCTTTGGTTTCTCCTACACGGTTCTTGTTTGTGAATGGAGTTGAATCTGCAATTGCACCCATTTGAACACCAAGTTTAGTTGACATCATTTCAATAAATTGACCAATCGTCATACGACTTGGGAATGCGTGAGGATTTACAATCATATCTGGAATTAGACCATCTTTTGAGTAAGGCATATCTTCAGTCATAATTCGCATACCACATGTACCCTTCTGTCCGTGACGAGCAGAGAACTTATCACCAAGTACGGGAATGCGATGTTCCGCAACACGTATCTTTACACCATGTAGTCCATCTGGAGTTGTGTAACGGTATACAGCATCTACAATACCATGTTGGCCCTTCTTGGGAGTATATGATTTATCTTGGTATCCTGTAACCTGACCAGATGCATTCATTATTGGGACTACAATTCCCACCAATACAGTGTCTTCAGTCACATGAGATCCTTGCTTAATAATACCGTCTGCATCCAAAAATTCATACGTTACATCTTTCTTAGGAATTACGGTATCCTTGAATTCCGAATTGGTCAGAATGTTGGCAAACATTGCATGTGGCAATGTGAGGGGATTGATATCCCTATTGGGAGCCATGTAAGGACCAGACATTTCCTCCATGACATCGTATGAGTGGTAATATGTTGTATGAAACATTCCACGTTGCAAAGAAGATTCATTTAGCAAAATAGAATCCTCCTGGTTGTAACCAGAATAGATTGCTAGTGCAACAATAGGATTTTCTGCATACGGCATACAGCCCAAAATGTGAGGAGTCGTCCATGTTTGAGACAGAGGACGCTGAGCATAATTCAACCATGTTGCAATCGTATCAAAACGCTTATTGAACGCTGTATTAAACCAAGAACACGCTTGCTTGACCTGCTGACAACTGAACATGTTACGAGGAGCCTGATTGAAATCTGAATTAGGAACTATGCTGGCAGATGCAGAAAAGATCGCCATTCCATGAATTTCAGAATGGAGTTTCTTGTGGAACGGTTCCATCGAAATGCGTAAGCTTTCAGTCTCTTGTGCGTCAACATAGTCCATTAATTTGGAGGTAATGCCATCCCACGTTTTCTCCTTTGAGACAGCAGAACTAGTAATTCCCTCACGGTAGATAGGACGCGATGGTCTTCCTGCATCGGTAAAGATGATATATGTATTTGCAATACGGCTCCAACACAACGATACAAATTTTTGAATTTCACACTCTCGGCGTTTCTTGAGAAGAAGTGAATGAAATGTTTCTGTATCTGATTCTATAACACCAACTAGATCAGAATTTACAAATACCTTTGTCCATTTTACATTCCACGTTGAGGGATGAATATCTGATAAGTTTGAAAATGTCTTGAAGCCTTTCACATGCTTCATGATGTCTGTAACAGGACTTGCAGTTGACAGAGAACAAAAAAGTGTGAATGATTTGATCATACCAATATTGCCACCGTCTGGGTTATCAGTAGGACACAGTAGACCCCAGCTGCTTGAATTGATACGACGTGGTTCGACTAGCTTTGTACCTTTATCCATTTGGAGATTGATACGACGCATATGAGCAATCGTTCCAACATACGAAAATCGACTGAGCTCCTGCGAGACACCGTCTTTACCGGCCCACTTTCCTTTGAATGATTTTTCGAAACCATTGAGAAACTCTCTGGCCTGCCAATAGTAACTTATCTTTTCAGGTTGAATGAGTTCAACGAGTTTGTTACCAGCATACGTTTGACGTTCGAACTCAATGCGACTATCAAGCTGAACTGTCATATTCTTGGAAACTTCCTTGTACAAACGACGGAACTCCTGAAAGCATAGATCACCTCCTGCATCAAGGCGCTTGAATCGGAAATGATCACGATTATCTGGTTGTTCAATCTTTAGAGCAACACTCATTGCAATTTTCAACATGTGACCAAGTAGATACGCCTTACGACGATAGAATGATGAAGTTGACTCATCCTCAATCTTCTCACAGTGAGGAAATAGCGATTCGTATAAGTTGACGAACACTGCACCATTGCTACGGGTACGAGTTTGACGCTTTAGGAACATTAGGTCAGGATCTTGATCCTGTTCGTCTTCTTTCGCCATTTCTTGACGAGTGAACTTCTCATGAGATAGAATGAGTTCCAGAAAGAGACCATCATATAGCTCTCTCTCATCCGGATGGGTTCCACAGAGTACAACATCATAAATATCCTGATGAGTTGTGAACCCCAGAGCATAAAATACACTCATGAGAGGAACAGGCTTATTGAAGCCTGGAAGAGTTATCACAGGTAATCTATTTGTAGAAAAGTCGCCATAATCTGAAACCTTCTTAATTAAATCAGAATCATCGGATTGCTTATTTGCAGGAGGAATGACTAAAAAGTGAGAATAGGGTCCACGAGTACCATCTTCAGAAATACAGCGGATTCCTGAAGTGTATTCATACTTTTCAGCCTTTGTTGCTTCAGCAATTGCGTCCTGAATTTGTTTTTCCGTCAGGCTACGTTTTTGTTCTTCTTCGGGGATCTGAATGCGTTTGCTGGCATAAAACATGTTATCACCAAGACGCTCCTGCGATAGAAGGACCTTTTCGGCTCCACCGATCACAAAGTAACCTCCAAGTTCAAAGTTACATTCACCTGCATCATAGAGCTGATCGGATGTCATCGTGGACAAATAACACAGACTGCTCTTCAGCATGAGGGGTATTTTTCCGAGAAGTACATTTTCAAACTTTTTTGTAGTTGTCTCGTTTCCAATAACGAAATCAATTTCCATTCCGACTCGAATTTCTAGCAAATATGACTTGTTTGAAAGACGACACATGTGAGGAAGAATTGCATTATCAAATTCATCTACAGGTGGTAGATATTTAATCTGATCACTGTTTCGCCCACCTACATAAATATGAATAAACCGATTGTCATTCAGTGTTAATGTAATAGGGTTAGACGCTTTAATGAATACAGGAATCTTCGTAGTTAAAAAATCACTATAAGAATCTAAGTGATGACGAACTAATGGGTTAGCAGTACTATCGAAGAATGTTTTAAATACATGTCTTGCGATGTCCATTCTCTTGTAGTTAATAAAGAATGAACTTTGTTGTGCTTTTACTACTTGTTGTTGTCTTTACACTATTATTTGTAGTTGTTGCAAAGTATGGTTTTGGTGTTCATGTTGAAGTACCTGCAAGTGCTCAACAGATGTCTCAGTGTCCCGACCGCTGGAATTTTAATATCGCGACGAAAATGTGTGAGCCTGCTTACTCCACGCATTGTTTACCATTTAACCCGTCTGCAGCAACATTGAATACTGTGGCTGCAAAGTGTAATACGGCAAGAAGTTGTGGTACAGATTGGTCAGGAATTTGCAATTAAGAATCGAATTCAATGAAAAATGGGCATAGCGGGGATCGAACCCGCGACCAAAGGCATATAAGACCTCTGCTCTACCACTGAGCTATACACCCACTATTACTACTGATGGTATTCTGTAAATCCGTTTCGCGGGCTCATTAATGTTTACCTATCGACGAATAAATGCATCCATTGGACCACGTTTGTGTTTCTTCAAATACTGGGCGCCCATAAAGAGAATGTCATCGAGTTCCTTCTCTTTGTAATCGAGAATTTTGAGTGTTGCTTCTTCTTCCGTCATCGTTTCCATAAATTCAGACATCCATTCCCTGTAGTTATGTTTAGGCTTATAACCATCCAATTGCTCAATTGCCAACGCAAAGAGCTGAGCTACTGGATTCTGTACCTGATTCGTGATGTAAAATTCGGTATCGGGCGTTAGCTTCTTTTCACGCACATAATCAATTTGTTCAATTCGTTCACCCTGCTTCTTCGCATCTCGCTTCTCCTTAATGTACACATATGCAAGACGATCACCTACTTGAGGCTTATTACCTGCATCACGTTCCTCCATGCGATCGGCCAAAACACGATGTGCAATTTGACCAGGATTCTTGTAATCATCGCGCAACTGTTTGGTAATCACATATTTCTCAAGTGGAATCTTATTCTGCAAAATGTCGACTAGAATATTCTTTACGAACTCCTGTGCTTTCCGAATATCTCGGTGTTCCATGAGAATGTCCAAAGCTCCACCGAATACATCCTTTACAATTGGAGCATTATCACGTCTTTTGAGAGCAACACCCATAGTCATACGCTTGCACTTATGAACATCGTCTTCATACTTCATGCCTACATAGCGCTTACGACAGAATAGAATGAATGGGAACAACGTTTTCTCGTATTCAATTTTGTGAGCTGCACGACACTGGCTGGTGATTGATTGGGCTGCTCGTTTACCAAGTTCGATCGATTCGCCCAAATCTTTGGTAGGAAACTTGATGAAGATTGAATCTGTATCTCCATATATAACTTCAGCTCCAAACTCTTTTTCCACTACAGACTTTGCAAACTGAATACGTTCACGACCAGCTGCAGTTGTACACGCAGCCACTTCAATTTTACGAATGGCAGATGTTCGGCTACCTGCTTGACCATAGACTGAATTCGCTACAACTTTGTAAGCTAGCTGGAGACCATTCAATACTGCTTTCTGTGCTTCATCTTCAGTCTTTTCCATGATCTTTCGTGTTTCCTTTCGTTTCTTCAGTAGGATATCCAGTGTGAGAGGCAGAAGGCCAACCGTTCGCTTATCATCGGTAGGTTGCGCAAAACCACAGGTGATACGACCAGTAGACTCGCCTTCATCATTATGGACATCATAACTGATTTCATCAATCTTATATCCATTCTTTTTAAATTCTTCACCATCGGTACCTTCTTGACGAATTTTCTTACCACTTGTACTGAACTCCTTGACATAGACCAGTGTATCGGGAGACAGATTAAATGCAATCATGTTCGACGGATACAGTGAATTAAAATCCAAAACAGAGATTGGCTGATCTAGATACATGCCAATTTTAGGAGGCAGAACAATTGCACCTTCATATGAACTGTCGCCTTCAAATCCTTCCTGAGAAAGAATTATCTGATTGCGCTTGGAAGCGTTGTACACTACTGCAGAATAGATCTTAATTCCTTGACCTCTCAGAAAGATATATGTGATTGGAACACGACACACATCTGCCATTCCTCTCGCGTTTACAAGTGTATCCAATTTGGCCATAACAGTTAACACGAGATCGCAATCCTGAATACAGTACTTTGCAATGAGAGCCCGCTGGTCAGGAGTTCCGTGATGAGATGCGAAGATATCTTTAGGCCCAACATCATCCTTTGCAAATGACCATTCTACGTTTCCAGACGCGTCGGTCAGTAGTTCAGTTTCAGTTTGAAGTTTAAATGATTTGGGTGTTACTTCCACTACCTTGAAGAGTTCTCCATCTTTGTAGGGGTTTGTAGTGTTTGTCATGATATCAAAACGAACTAGATTTCCAACGAACAATCCACGTGTACTATTTGTTACAATTTCACAGCACTTGGGAGTATTATTGAAAGACTTGACCTTATCGCGTAGAAATGTAGATGCTACGTTATCAAGTTTGTAAGAATCTAAGTTCTGTTCACGACGAATGCTCAGAAGAACGTCAACCGTCATGCGTCCAGGCATTTCAATGTATCGAACTGCAAATTTACCACTTGCAAGCTCGAATGTCTTCTTCTCAGTCTTTACACAATCATCTTTGCCTCGTCCCCACTGTTTTGCTACAATGCGACCGAATGATAGTGAAATGTGATTGAATTCTGCACGTTCTGCAATATAGCCGTCATCAAAACCAAAGGTATTGTAACCACAAAGAATATCGGGATTCTCTGTTCGGATTAGACGTTCAAACCGCAGAAGTAGTTCCTTCTCAGTTTTACAGCAGATATACTTGACAGTTGGATCTTCGGATGGTGTTGTATCGCCAATTACGAGAACAAATCGATCTTCCGATTGCAACATACTATCGCTCCAGCGCAAACTTACACCAATTTGAATGATTTCGTCGGATGAGTTGGAAGCTACTGGAAACATGCCAGACTCGGAATAGACCTCCAAGTCATAGGATGCTACGAGCAAAGGAATTGTGATCTTTGAATCCGGAACAATTGTTTGAAAGTTTACAGTGTAGCATACATCTACATTCATATCTTCACCTGGATCAGTTCGTTCGCCTTCAAACTTGAATGGAGATGCGGGGCTGATATCCAAAATGTGAAAGAGACGAAGAAGTGGAGGTAGATTTGCTTCATATAAACAACGTCTATTTTTAGGATCCAGATATTCCAAATTCTTTGCTGCTTTAGTCGCGCATTTAAATAGCCATATTGCAGATGATATTACTTTCCAAACTTTGATAGGAGTGAGACCAGAGAATCCATTCATAGCATCTAACTTTGATTCTTCTACAAATCGCAAATCAGCAAATGATAATTTTTTATCAGACATATCGTTATACGCCTTTTCAAGTTTAGACTTTATAGATGAATGACTATCACCTTCTTTATACTGAATGTAAAAGTACGGACAAAATCCTGTTATGCGTACTCTTCCAATTTCACCTTCTTCATTACGTCCATAAGCATCTACAATGTACTTACCTTTGTCATCGGATTCAATCCAATCACACGGTTGAAAGAATACCATCGTTGGATTATATTTACTTCTGTCGAATCTTATTCGTTTTTTATATGAACGTTGTGTAAAGAGATGGCAACAAACGCCGGTCTACCTGCTTTTTATGCCAACACTCGTCAAGGTGAAGAACCACGCCATCTAAATCCCGACACAAAGTCATGGTTTCCCCTATTTCCTGATAGTTCTGCTCCTCCTACGTCTGATTTTCGGGGCATGGTCCCTCGTGGCAATTTTGGCAATACAAAGGAGGGTGGATCTGGCATAGATACACATTCAGAACTACTTTGGGGAGCCCCTGGAACTGCTCGTACGAAGGGTCCTAAGCAGACATTTGCTCGTCCGTTTGCTACTACACCGTTTCTAGGTCTCGGTACTATTGATGGTATTGATGATCAGAGCCGCGTAATGTTTGGACATTCGACTGCAAATAGGAAATCAATTCAGACGGTGACGGACAAGCAATTTCCGGTTTTTCAGCCCCTAATTGCAGAACGGGAATCTGACATTCCTGAGAGTAATTATTTTGTAGAACCGTTTCTTCGCGGTGGTCTTGTTTCGCGTTTAATACCGCGAGTGCGCGTTGACTTAACGAAGTAGCAGCAAACTGATTAACCGTTGAATCGGGTCGTTCGTCCATTTTTTTATCAAGTTGTTTCATTACTTCGCGTATTTTACTAATTTCACAATTTGCATCATCCAATACTTGTTTCTTTTTAGGAGGTAACTCTGTCTTAAAAAGAATTTTATCAACGGCTATTGTAACATCTTTCGTCTGGTCGTATATCTCTCTTGCCATCTCCGGTGTACAATCGGTAAGTATGCAAATCATATCAATAGGATCAGACATATTTTATTGTTTCAAAGTAAATAGCATGAAGATATCTTTCATTGAGTCGCTATGCCCTCCTGCGTTGCTGTATCTTCTCTACAGCACGATTCATGTCGCGTTTGATGTCTCGTTGGGTCTCTATGCTACCGCGCTTATCAAACTAATTATGGCCATTGCCGGCGTAGTTATACTAGATGCTCTATGTGGTGTTGAACTAGGTATTGTATCGTGGGCCATTGTTGTTACGCCGTTTATCATGGTGGCTCTTGCGTCGTCAATTTCTCTTGGTCTAGGTCTGGATCGCATGATGGCGAGTGCAATCCGCGAAGGTTTTTCACTAACGGGTGAAAATTTAAAGAATCGCGATAAGTTAGTGACTCCGCTGAAGAACCAGGATGCGTTACCGGTGCCGAGTACTTCTATCTTTTAAAATATAATGTTCCTTTATCCCATTTATTTAAAGTTGTTTCAACTGAAGAATCTAATACGTGACTTATTCTGTCCAGTGCGATCTCAAGAAGAAATTGTTATTAAGAAAGTTCCTTGGCTTTGGATTGGTGCTGAAGTCACTCCTGGTAACTTTTTGAGTGTTACAGATATTGTTAATGCACATATAGAAGTCGGTACTACCGTAGATGTAGAATTCTTAGAATCTGTAACTAACATGAAAGACGTAATTTCATGGAAATATTTAGATGCACAGACGTTAAAAGAACAAGAATTCCCTCTAATCGGAATAGTAATACAGGAATGATCCCTGAAAGTTCAGAAATAAAAAAAAGACTAAGGCCTGAGCAGACAATACACTTTGTATTGTATTCTCAGAACTATTTTGAAATTGCAGAACAATTTGTACGTCTTTCAAATTTATTTGTTAAGGAATCATTTTTTGAAAAATGTTCACTTTGGGTTGAAATGGTTATAAGTCCTATGATTAGTTTATGTATGTCATTATACTCGAGAACTCCTCCCAATTTTCTTACTATGATAACTATTCAAAAATGTTTTCGTCTATGGCAAGATTGGTTTGAATTTCGACGACTTGTTTTAGTGGTACGCGAATGGACGAATATTGTTCGTGCCGTTGGGGGACCTTTTATTTCAACAAATGACGGAAAATATCACGTATATGTCTATGCGGATGGAATGCAAAGAATACGAGATTCTTTACTGGGCCGGAGGAGCCTCTCCAAAGAAAGTACTAAAAGTGTTGAGTAGTTCGGCACCTTGTTCAATTGCCGGCTTCATTTCAGCTAAAGAACCCATCAACTCTTTCTGCAGTGAGAGTAGCTCTTTGGTATCACGACGCATACCACCAATTTGCTCCGGGCTTAAATTGCGGTAAGCATGTAGGATTGTAGTGCCAATGTCTACGTGAGGATCATCTGTCTTTGGAGGAGCGGGCTCCGGGGTTTTTCCTTTCTTAGGCTTAGGTTCGTCTTCTTCATTTTCAAAGTTCTCCTTTGTGACCATCGAGATTAGATATACAGCGACAAGTCCCAAAAGAACAGAAAATGTGTGATTCAAGTGAAGACCGTGTTTACCAACTAAATATGTAAGAACGACCCAGACAAGCATAGAACCTAGCTGACGCTGAACTAGAAGTACAGCGATTGTTACAAATAAGACTCCGGCTACAAGTGTATCCATTATTTAGATTAAAGAATCAAATTTAGTGAGCACGTACAAAGCTGGAGTGACCAGAACCAGGATGGACGCCACCGTCATTCCATGCACCATACGCAGGTGAACCAATCGGACCCTTTGTATTCACACCAACTACATCAGCCATACCACGAGAACCTGTTCCCTGGAAGCTAGCCGATACAGCACCATACTTAGAACCACCAGTACGACGGTGCTTACGACGTGTTACCTTGCGAGTCTTCTTACCCTTGCGACCAGCACCAATCATGGAATTGCCACCACGATTACTAGCAGCATAATGACCCATCTCGGACGATGCCTTCCACTCCATGGCGCCAGGAGCAATTGCACCTGAGGCACCATAGAATCCGCCCTTCATCGTGCGACGCTTCTTGGTATGACTGCGCTTTGTGTGTCCCTTGCGATGCATTTACTCTACTGTGGGAATGTTTTCTGCAAGTGACCAATGTTCGCCTGTTTTTACACATTTACAATCAAATACATCTCCCTTTGAACGCAGATAGAATGCAGTTGCAATATCGGGGACCTTTAGAAATCCAGTAAATGGTTCACTTTCGTAACAATCTGGTAAATTCATCTTAACAAAATGAACAAGTTCAGATCCGTCACATTCAACGAAATAACCATGTTTAGCTACTTCTAGCGGATGTTCCTCAAACCCTTTAATATTTGTATCCTGAATATCTGATTTATGTATAAATTTCACAGTTCCCGGGATATGTGATGTAAATGTTGGTAAAAATATTTTGAGCCAATTGTATCGTTGTTCAAATGTTGACGTTGCAAATACACAGTTTGAGTTATACATCCAAATGTCAGAAATTACAAAATCAAGAGGACCGACCTTTTCAGCTCGAAAGAATGTATCTCCGCAAATACGTTCATCTACAATGCATGGTAGTTTTTTACTCTCTGTATTTGTTACCCATAAACACGTCGGGATATCTTTGTCGTATGTCAAAATTAGCCAGCCACTTGTACCTTTGGTCTGTGGTACACGGAATGTTTTAAGTTCCGGAGGGACGGGTTTCTTGAAGACCAGCCGGTAATTCGGGGTCCAGTCGTAGAGAGTCTGAAGCCTGTTTGCGAGGTTCATACTCAGGTAGTTGTATAGAAGGAGCAGTCTGTGTTAAAGCAACCGGAGGTGGAGGTGGGGGGTGCTGTTGTATTATAGGTTCTGCAAACTGAACACGAGGTTGATGTACGGGAGCCGGAGCATCGCGGTATATAATTCGCGGTTCGGGAGGATAAAGAACACGTGTTACAAAAAATGCACTAACTTGAAGAATAACCATTACAATAATGGTAGCAAGAGCAGTGTATAATATATCAGTTATTTCCATTCTCGCTTTATTCAACCAAAAGGTTTCTTAAGAATGAGCAAATACGCAATGGATGTTCCAACAGAGTTAATTGAAACTAAGGTCGAAGAAGTGAAGGAACAGATTGTTGCGAAGATCGAAGAGATAGTTCCAAAGGTAGAGGAGAAGATCGCTGAGGTAACGGGAGATGCAGTCGTTAAGGCGCAGACTGCCGTCGAAGACACGACTAAAAAGGCGTCTGATGCAGTTTTAGCTGCGGTTGAGTCAAATGCTGTTGTTCAAAAAGTCGAGGCTCTTATTGAGTCAAATCCGCAGGCAAAGGCTGCTGTTGAAAAGGTCGGAGCTGCGCTTGTTAAGGAGGTCGATGGTCGTATGTTTACGTGCTGGTGTTTTGGCTGGTGGTGGTCACTGAAAATAACTGGTCAAGATCCTCGGAAAGTTCCCGCCACACCGTCTCCGAATACCGATGTACCTCTATCTCCTCCCAGTGCTCAGGTACCGGAATGGTCCCCTCCCAAGGTTGCTGTTCTATCTTCATGACGTTGCTGGCGACAAAAAAACGTCGTCGAATACGAAGTTCGGGTATATAAGACCAACCGTCAGCACACCATAAAATATGAACAGATTGTACTGAAATAGATTTACTTTTAAAATCAGAGGAGAAGGGTTTTATTTCCACTACTTCCATTATTTACAAATGTAGGTTTTACGGGTAAGCCCATTTTTTGACGCAATTCATCGCAGTGTTGAACAATTTCTGCGAGAATGAGAGTGTCATAAATTGAATTATGCAGTGATGCTTGAATTGGTTTACGATGAAATGCAAATTCGTAGAGCTCGCTTAGCTTCGGCCAACGAGTATTTCCCCATTGTCCGGGAAGTCTACAAAGCTCAGCAGATAGTTTCATAGTACACTTGCGGCGATATTGAGTGTCATTTACTACAATATCCAGATCCCATCTGTATGCATTCATTAGCACATTGAAATCAAAGTCCATGTTATGCGCTACCAAACAATCATACTTTTGTCTGGTAAATTCTGCCATCGCTTCACTCAGAGGAGTCCCATTCGTCATAGCAAAATCGTGACTAATTCCATGAATAGCCGACGCTTCTGGTGGGATTACCCATCCAGAAGGCTGGATTATAAATGAACGTTTCAGTGTAATCTTGTTAGTCTCTACATCTAGAATAACCCAAGAAATGGACACAATATGTGGCCAGTTATTAGGTCCACTAATTGCTTGCTTATTGCGATCTTTCGGAAGACCAGTGGTTTCCGTATCGAAAATTAGTAGCTTCATTTTGTTACTTTAAATTAGTATATCTAAACTTCATCCGTTTTATGACGAAGCGTGCATTATGTAATAACTAACTAGACCAAACACCACTGAGTGAACTAGAAGACCATAATTTGTAGGACAACCGGACTCAGCCACCTTGAACCAATATGCCATCGAAGGAGCAACAGTTTCAACAAGACCACCAATTAGCTTATCCACCATCTTGTACGTGAACGGAGAACTCACGACATAGAAAAGTAAAGCCAGTGCGACAGAGTGTTGAAACTTACGAGTGAACATTTACTTCATCTTGCGAAAACGTTTGAGGACGGAGCCAGCCGTGTAGAATACAAGGAGGGCTCCGAGGACAGTGTAGACAACCGTCGTAGAGTCACGCGCACCGTGCATGAGCTTGGGGACCTCCTGCACAAGAAGATATACACCGAGACCGAGGAGAACGAGCTTGAGTACGAACTTGAACATTTTATACTCTTAAGTTAAGAAAAAGTCTTTTTCGTTTGAATGATAGCAAGGATCCACGATGGAATATTGACGACGACATTTTGAACTGTTGCTAAATCATGAGGAACATGAGAATGAATATCAATTGTTGTACTTTCACAGATAAAAACGATCGCAGTGACTAAAAAACATAAGCGCTGTTTCTGTAACGCAGGAGTCCAACGCAGACAATGAAGTTTGAAGACGGCATCGATGTATGGAGCTAGGACTCCGGCTTGGACAGATTTTTTAGCTGCATCCAAAACAGCTTCCCATAACATCCAGACAACTAATGTAGAGTAAACTTGATCTGAATACGGATTAGGCCTACTCGCACATACTAGTTGTGTCTTGTTTTGCTTTTTAAACTGGCTTGAGTACTTTAGTATCCAACCACACCAATAGAGTGCACGCGTTACATCCCTTGTTTCACCTCGTAAACAATATACAAGTTCATTAAAAGGAATATATATTTCTAGAGGGTCATCATTCTTTGCTAATTCGCGCCCATAGTTAGCTGAAGGAGATTTCAAATTTTCTTGAATTGTCAACGGAAGAAAGTCATGTTCTGGTTTAATTTTTGGCATTGTTGGTAATTTATGTTTTCGGCAAAGTGCCAACGTTGCCGCTGCTTCGCAAATAATTGTTCGAACTTCGGGGTTATTTCGTATATCGGTCATTGACATAACAGAATACTGAGATTCATATGGTGCGAACTTTTCATACATCTTGATGAGGTATAAAAATGAATTGGGAGCTGCTCGGTTAATATGAATTGCTGCTGATTCAAAAAGTGTCTGCCACATTGAATGCACTAGTCCAGAACAAAGAAGTTCAAGAGCCCAATAACATGCGTAATCAGCATGACCTAGTTTGATATTCTCCGTCAGCACTTTATAAACATGTTGTCTCAAATGTCCAGAGAAAGTAAATTTCTGGAAATCTGCAACAGTTCTTGAATCGATTACGTTCATGTTATTTAATTCAGATACTCTCTCTTTCTAATTATACCACAGTTGCAGTTTCAAACTTTGAAGCTCGAATTCTTTGTTTAGTCTTTGATCCAAACGAATCTGTTAATTTTACACCAAATACAATTGGATTATTGTTAACTTCTAGTTGCGGTGTATGTTTCCAATGTTTACCAACCGGTTTATTCAGTTGAATTGAAACAGCCCTCCACCGAGCAGCAATTGCAAGGATGATTGCAACAAGACCACCGCCACCAATCGCGGCTCCAACAAGTGCACCCGAGTGATCCTGCGCAGGTGCCTGAACTGTAGGTCCTACCCCAAGTCCCGCAACGGGTTTAGGCGACGGCGAATCCGTAGGACCTGGTGTCTCGGTGGGCGTTACAGAAGGAGTCGCACGAAACGACAGACTTGCCGTAGGTGTAGGTGTAGGGGAAGGAGTCGGGCTAGGTGTCGGACACGACGTGGGAGTCGGAGAATAACTGACTGAAGGGGTGCGCGAAGGAGTGCGCGTAGTTGTCGGCGTGATAGACGCGGTCGCCCCCGCAGACAGAGACGGCGTAGGTGTGTCCGTAATTGTAGGAGTTCCAGTTGGTGTCGGAGTTCCCGTAGGAGTGTTCGTAGGTGTCGGCGTTGGTGTTGACGTCGTCGTAGGACTTGGAGATGGAGAAGCCGTTGCACTTGGAATCGGAACACCCTTCAGTTTCATGAGCAACCCATATCCATCACCCGCCTTATCAACTGTGAGTGGTGTCGATCCACATGGAAGACCAGTTGGACCGTGATACCCAAGCAGTGCATTCTGAGGAGCACCGGCAAATCCATAGGGGACGGCAAATGAACAATGGACTGCAGATGCCGTCGTTCCTCCTGCAGGTCCGTTTGTCCATGTAAATGGTTGGATTGTGATGGTGTAATTTCCATTCGCCTCTAGATTCCATACAGCAGTCGAGGGAACAGGGAACGGGATCATCTCAACTGTACCAACAACGGGCATTGCTACGTCGGTAAAGAGTGCCGACACACCTGTGCCTATCTGTGTTCCGTTTGGGAACGATTTTAGGACAAATCCAATACCACACGTCTCATTTGCAGCCTGCGAGAATGCACCGAACGAGAACTGGGAAACTTGTCCTGTAGTGGACGCTTGAAACTTGACAACTCCAATGTGACAGTCATTCTCCACTGTATTATTCACATACCCAAGAGTGTAGTTACCAACAGGGACAATCTTGGTCGTATCCATGAACGACAACTGTGCCGGCGGAGGGCGGCTAGGAGCAGGAGACTGTCCTCTTATAAACACAACCAACTGAGCGAGAATAAACTGCCGAAGCATTTTTATACATGTAATATATACTTTCTTCAGGTGTATTCGTTTTTTATTTAATATATCAATTGTTACTTAGTAAAATAGACTAAATACTGATACTCCTTCCCACAACGAACCAGATCAACTGTTTCCGTGTGACGGAATCCACTCGACTTAATAATATTAATCATACGCTCTTTGGACGGCATCACCCAGTGGTGTTTATTTTCACGATACTTCTTACCGTCGTTATGATCCTTATCGTAGTAAGTTAGAGTCTCGTGAAATGTCGTTGTATCCTCATCCTTCTTCTTGTTGAAACGACCGAGATACTTGAACTTGTCGAAATAGATAGGAGAATCTGTTTGACGTTCATACGAATACTTCTGTAACGAGAATGCGGCAAAAGGACTAGCTAAGTTCAATACAGGATCAAACTTGTCCGGGTCAACTAAGTGAACTACAAAGAAACCTCCGGGTTGTAGCCATGTGTATGCATTATCTGAAAGTATTTTAGGGTTCTCAAACATATAAGCTGAAAAGTTTGTCAGAATGCAATGAGTCACTGACTTCTGGGGAAATAGTTGAATATGGGTAACATCTCCTTTCTTGAATGTTGCACTTGGGCAATTCTCTCTTGCTTTTGTCAACATGCTTTCGGAAATATCAACACCTGTGTACTCTACGCCCAAGTTCTTGAACCAACAAGCATGAGGAGCTGTACCGCAGCACATATCGAGAACTTTTACGGTTGAAATGGGCCAATCGGCTAACGAGACATCCTGAATAGAAACTTGTTCATAATCATTCTTCTCCTTCGAATGCCAGAGAGAATCATAAATTGCAGCGTACGTGTCATCGTACATTTCAACTGGATCTTCATGAGTTACACTGCCACCATCTTCGAATCCTTCAATTGAAGTATACCATGTAGTGACGCTGTACATCAAAAAAATTAATACAGCAAGAAATAGATACGCTGTTTCCATTATATTATGGTTAGCAAAACGGATTTATAAAAATCACCAAAGAAGAATAGCAGAGTAGCTAACATGCTACTTGGATTCTTAAGTATTGGGCGACTGTTATCAACTAGTACTTAAAGAACATACGGAGTTACAGTCCGGGATTGAAGAGTAGCTGCGGAGATCTCAAATGTGTAACACTCTGTCATGCGGAAGGAGGTGCATACAGTACAGGAAGACAAATCCTGTAAGGAAATTTATACAAGTAACGAAAGTAAACGTTATGAACAAAGAAATGTTCGAGTATGATTTGGAGTTAAGATAGATACTACAGATTACGATAACCACTGAGGTGGACGCAATGCCTGGGAACTCTTAAGAATAATACAAATCAGAAAAGACAGGACTGGAAATCATAACGAATATAATCGTGAAAATATAATATTATCTGGAGTTCGCAATAAACGTTGCGTTTCGAGATAACGGAGATCAGTTCAGCTGATCACGATAACATATGCGAGGTAGGTGCATAAGGTGGGCGGTTTAGTGTATAACAGTACATTAGCGTATGAATATGATGATATTCATATGTTAAATACCAAGGGGTCTTTAATAGAATAGGATAAGACACTGTATATCAGCATGGATGTAGCGATATACCGAAAAAAAGAACATTTAACGGTGTTCAATTTTTTTGCCTCCAAACATACTCGGTTGGGGAGGATATATAAATTTAATAATTTTTGTAATCAATAAATAGATTACGTATAGTCCGAGAAATCCGATAATACCGTAAAGCAAATAAATAACCCAATCAAATTGATAAGTTGGTGAATTTGCCAATTGTGTTAAACGGTTAATCACTTCTGTATCTACCTTTTCTTTTCCTGTTTCTTTATTTAAGAATGCTAGTTCTTCTTCGTCGCCTTTCTCTTGATTTTTTAAGGTAGCAGCAAGATTTACAAATATATCTTGCTCTTTCTTTCTATTTTTTAGTTCATTATATTGTGTTGAATATTGAGATAGAACTGGCTCTATATATTGCTTTGCAATACTATCTTTCTCGGTTGCTAACCACGTGTTGCCTTCTAGTAACGTATAATATGCTATGCGAGCTTTCTCGTAACCTTCAGGGTCACTATCCTTTGTTGTTGTAGCAGTATCAAGTGCTGTCTTTAGCCCATCCAATTGTTTTTGTCTCTGACACGCCATGTCACAAACGGGAGGTAAAGAGGGAGGAGAAGAAGGCTGAGATGGCGTTGAAGACTGAGGTGACGAAGCTTGATTGCCCATTATTAGGTGTTCCGGAAATTATATAGTAAACACCAGATATGAGAATAACTATTGCAACTAAATGAACCAGAGATCCAAGAAATGAACCAAAATAGTAGATAACTGCTACAGATGCAACTAAAATTAATAATTGTTGTATAATTGGTGCAGTTAGTCCTAGTTGATCGATAATAGATTGAGAATCTGATATTTTAGTTTGTAAATGGGCAATTGCTTCTTTAGTTTGTACGTTTTTATTCATACCAAATGCTTTCTTAAAAAACCCAACAACATCTTTTACTTGCTTGTTTACTGTCATTACCGTAGTTTGATTATTATAATCATTTTCTAACTTTTTTACAGTGAGATCGCGCTGCTGATCTAAATTTGAAAACATCGTGCCGGCTGGCGAAGGTGTTTTCACAAGTGCATTAATTTTCTGAGTTACGGAATCATAGTCCGTCATTCTTATTTAATATGTCTTCAAAAAACTGAGAGAGTACGCCTTTGTCAAGCGATACTGTATGGGGTTTACATCACCACCACGAGCTTTTAGGTTATCAACAAATTGAGGCTTGGGATCATTTAGTAACGTAGCACCTGCAAGAGCAACTTGCTGGCGACGCATTGCTGTGATAAACGACGCATCTGTACCAGGACCTTTCTGAACACCACTTTTTACATTAAATGCAACCTTTGTCGACGACATTTATTTATATGTAATAAAATGTAATGGACATTAAAAAGTTCCAAGATTCGCGGAACACGAAGTTATCTATGTTTGAGAAGCGATACGCATCTTTAAAAACACAGTACTCTGCTTCTTTATCTGCAGCTATTGCAGAAAAAGATCTTACAAAACGTGAGCCTCTTGTTCAGAAAGTATTATCAATAAATAGCGAGTTATCATCAATCGTAAAGGAATTTATGTCGTCTATAAATGAAGGGACTGAAAAATTTAACCCTAAGACACTTTCCGACTTAACCACTGATTTAATACAATACCAAAAGGAATATAATGAAATTCAAGAAAGCAAAGATAAACTACAAACGCTAAAAATTATACAAAATACAACAGATGAAAATCTTTTGAATGCCGAATGGATGTATAACCTGTATCTGTTTGGCCTTATCTCACTGATTATTTTTGTTATCTATCTAGTTTTTCGAACCCCATCTCAAAGCATATTTAGCACAATAGCTACAAGTGTGAGCGCTCCAGCAGTGACATAGTATGGAGTATAATTAGGAGTCATAGGTGCAGCTGTTTGTGGAACTTGACGCATCTTAGCAGTAATTAATTCATCGTGACCAGTTACTATATTGCGTTTAGCATTTGTAGTTTCCGACTTTAAATTGCGAAGTTTACCTTCTATTCCCGACTTGTAAAAATTTGAAATCGTTTCATTCTGTGAATCGACTTCAGACTGCATTGAAGCAATAATATTATCCAATCCTTCCTTTGCTGATTCATATGCAGATTGATACGTGTTTTCACCAGTCGTTGCATATTGAAGATAGTTATCATGATAACTACGTGTTAGTGTAGTAAACTGACTATCCATTGTATTTAATGATCATAAACATTTGCCAGACAATACCGGTAGTGAACATTTGTTGCAGATGCCGCATCCAATCCCGTTACCTCGATCATATCACCGGGCCTCGATCCGATCCACTTTGCCATAGCATCCTGTGAATCAATCCAAGGACATTCGATGGGATTCTTAATATTGAATTTTTTCATAATGGCTGCCTTTTCTTCCTGAGGAAGAATGCGATGTTTAGGAACATCACGGTGTCGAGGGATATCGATCTGTAGTTTGCGGATTTCAAATAGCTGTATTAACATATTTTCTGGTTTAGCAATGTATTCGCGAATAAACGCAAGAACAGCTTCAGATGGCTTTGACAGGGTTACTGCGATCATACCATTTGTATGGCCATTATCAGATGCATAAGTCAGAAATGATTTCATATCTCTGTCACTTACTCTGGTTTTGTTACTAAATACAACAAGCATTCCGCCAAATGTATACATTGTAGTATCATCGGGGGGTGAACCAACTGTTTCAAAACCATCATCTTTAAAGCCTCGTGCAATAAGCATTGACTTTAGATTATCAAGCGCTCGATCTTCGGGACTTTTAAATTTAACGGGCTCCATATTTGTTATCAACCTAATATGAAAAAAGCATAATCCATTTTCCGTATAATAAAGTAAATGAAAGATAACTGGACATATATTGCACTTCTTGCTGTCGTTGGACTAGTTGGGTTTGTCCTTATGCAGACAAAGGAGACATTTGTACCTGAGTTTCTTGAACAGGGCAACGTGAAGGCGACATCTGAAACTCGCCAGTCATCGTATGCTCAAAAAACAAATCATTTTGTCATGACACCTGCAAAGATGGAACCCATTCCGGGTGTTGAAACTCCTTTCCGTGTAAACATGTATAATTCATTTATGACTTAACAAGAACCATTGCATTGTTAGTAAACCATCCCATATGATAACCACTCTTCATAAATTCCAGCATGTGTTTTGTTTGATCAAGGTCGATAACCCACCCAAGTGAATGAAAACGCCGAATCCAATCAATCTTTGGTCGACAGTTAATATGTCCCGTACCACCCTGTCCAGGTAAAGCTGCTGAAAAGATAATTGTATCACATAAGTTACTTATATTTGTAAGAACAGGTAACCAGTTGGCGTCATCAATATGCTCTAGGACCTCTAAACAGAGACCAAGAGTATTTTCCTTCTTTTTACGTTCTAGTGGCTGAGTCAGATCAAATTGTATAACATCTTCACATAGAGCAGCACTTACTGCATCATCAGCAAATTCATAACCGACCGACTCAATAATATTATTTCGCTTCTTTATTTCATTCAGGTATAGACCAGTTGAGCAACCGAAATCTAGAAACGTTGAACATGGTATGTTAGACGTGATATACTCTGCAAGACGTACAGCTTGCGGATATTCATCATTTTCAATAGATTTGTGAAAATCGCGTGAGTACATTTATTTAGAGCTATGGCAAACTGTTTAAATAAAAATGAGGTTTCATGTGTTCTCATTACCACATACAATTACTCGAAAGGATTATTCAGCATGTGCATTCACACAAAAGGTTCTAAAATTCTGCAAGATGATGACTGAACGCGGCCACACAATTTACCATTACGGTCACGCAGATTCCGAAGTTGTATGTACCGAACACGTTCCGGTAACGGATAATGAAGTTCTTGAGAAAGCGTATGGAATTTATAATTGGAAGAAGAGCTTCTTTCAGCACAACACTGCAGATCATGCTCACCAAACATTTAACCAGCGTGCAATCGTAGAAGTTGGAAAACGCGCACAACCGAATGATTTTGCTCTCTGTTTTTGGGGTTATGGACATCAACCTATTTTTGAAGCACATCGTCAGCTAATTCCCGTTGAACCTGGCATTGGGTGTCCTAATAAAGTATGTACACCGTATGCAGTATACGAATCATATGCTATTATGAATTTTGTATATGGTAAGTTCGACAAGTCCCCGCATTTTTATGATGCAGTAATTCCGAACTATTTCGATACCGAAGATTTTGAATTTTGTGATACGCCGAAAGATTATTTTGTATTTGTCGGTCGTATTATTGAGTCGAAGGGTATCGGTCTTGCTATTGATATGACTAAGCGAATTGGTGCGAAACTTTATGTTGCAGGACAGGGTGATCTTGCTGCTGCGTGTGGTGGAACTATTCCAGATCACGTTACCGAAGTTGGATATGTAGAACCTCCTCAGCGTAAAGAACTTATGAAGTATGCAAAAGCTCTAATCGCCCCTACGTACTATAATGAGCCATTCGGCGGTGTAACGATTGAAGCACTTTTCTGTGGAACTCCTACAATTACAACAGATTGGGGTGGGTTTGCAGAGAATAACCTACATGGGGTAACGGGATACCGTTGCCGCACGATGGAACAATTTATGTGGGCATGTAAAAATATTGATAACATTTCTCGTCAAGCTTGTCGTGATTGGGCAGTTAATAATTTTAGTCTCGAACGCGTTGGTCGCATGTACGAAGAGTACTTTAGCACTGTTCTAAAGATTCATGACGGATCGGGTGGATTTTATTCTATGAATCCCGATCGTACTGATCTTGAGTGGATGAATCGTTACTATCCTACAGGAGCAATATTGCAGCCTCCGATGGCTTCTGAGGAAGAGTCCCAGCAGCCCTGTGTTGTAGAACTAACTCCCATGTAGATTTGAAACTATCAATATTTTTAACAAGCCAGTTAGGATCGTGGTGAATAGTTTGTTCGGATGAAGTTGTCAATTCCCAGTAGAACACACGATGATCATCTTCATTGAAATTTGCCAATCTCCACTCAGGTACATTTCGAGGATCATTAAAATGTTTATATGTCACCACACCTGTATCTGTAACAGCAAAGAATGATTTATACTGAGCTTTGGAATCTACCCACTCTGTATAGGTTAGCTCCTTAAACTTCATCTCAACAAATTCACACTTTGAAATACCAGTACATTCCATTTGAAGCTGCATTTGACACATATATGGTGTTGATACAGTGCCATCAACCACGCGACTAATTGGACATTTGATTTCAATTAGACGGTTATGTAGAGGATGAGTTGTGTCTGAACAACGCAGAATACCGTCCGGTGATGCTCCGAGAAATGAATACGCAGGATGAGGAATACATGTTGTATCTACAATGTTGATCCCGGGATTTTGAAAGCAGTAAATATCTTTTGCAATCTGTTCAAAACGAGTTCCCCAAACAAGAGATCGAGCACCAGATCCTTCTGATGAACGCGGTGCAAGTTTAGATACAATAATTTCATGCTTCATTGCAGGAGTAGCGTCTACACATGCTTTAAAGATCTCAGAAGCCGTCAACATTTCACCTCGTTTTTGATGCCATTCGGCTGTTCGTTGATCATTTTTTCCATACTTTGTAATTAGATCATCGACAGAATACATCATTTATTTTATAACCTATACTACTATATAAACCGAATCCATTTTAATGCTGAAGATGAAAACTATCAATACGATGGAAATTCAATCACAGGAACAATGGGTTTTATATCGTCTAGAAAAGTTTTATTCGAATGCTGAAAACTTCAATCGTGTAAAAAATATTTTGGACGGTAAATCAAAAATTTCACTTCGACTTATTGATTGGTTTGTTACGAATTACTCAAAAAAGTATAATGTAACATATGTTACTAAATCGCAAAAACATATGATTGTATATCTTTCATACAAGTCACACTTGAAGGCGTATAGTAAAAAGATGTTTGACCCATTCTGCCGTTGGAAACGCATTAAGTTTCATGAGATGGAGACAACTGTTGGTCAGCTAAATTTCTTTGAATGGGCTATTACAGATGATGTTCTGAGGTATCTAGAAGAACATCAAGAAGAAGTCCACAAAGATATGGAAAATCGTCTACAAGATTCAAAGAAGAAAGAAGAACAACCGAAGAAACGACACGAGCTTTCCAATTCAGCCACAAAGTCTATGAAGCATCACGAAACGCGTGTAACCATTTCATTTGATTAACTTTATTAGTAACAAATGTTCTCAAAGCTGAGACCTACATTAGTATATACAAATTTATCTCCTGAGATTGCTAACCATGATCAGGACATAGATGCAGATGAATGGGATTATAATGGGCGTATTGTATACAGAGGAGTGGTGGATCCACAATATAAATCGGAAGGGTTATCTGTTTATTGGTTATACGACACAGATTCAAGACGTGTTGGATTATCTGAACATGAAACAGAAAATGAAGAAAAATTTGAAGCACTCTGGTTTCATGAGAATGAGTTTTCCACTTTATTGCAAGAAGACTGGACTTCACTTGATAAAACAATTTGGTCTCTATTATCGCCTGAAGCATATCAAGATTGTTTAGATGACGATTTTTCAACTGTAATTGATCATACACTTTCATGTAGTACACGACTTGTTACCCCTTCAATTGTACAATCAATGCCAATTTTATATGAGTGTCAAAAATGCAATAAGAAGTCTATTTCAGAGATGAAAAACTGTTCAACCGTGAAAAAAACTTATTTAGAATCAAACTCTATATTATTTATTGATTCAAATTTTGTTTTATATATTCCTCCAGCAAACTCATCTGTTTGGTCTAGGCTGAAGCTCCAACCGCCTTCTTACGGCGACTCGTCGTCTTCTCCTGTACAGGCTCTTCAGACTGAACAGACTCAACAACAGGGGCAGCTGCCGGAGCAGGAGCATCCTCTACCGGAACATCATCCTCTTCCTCCTCATCAGGAGTCTCATCCTTAAAGACGTCCTTGGCAGTTAGCTTGTTCTGAGGATACACACGCGCAAACGTTAGCTTCCATGAAACACCAAAACCACCACCAGACATCGTATAGATACTACCACTGATGACTAGACTAGCACTGACTCCCTTGGGGAATACAGTGACTAGCGACTCAGGGGTCGCATAGATCGGATTTCCAGAACCGTCTGCAATGTCAGTCTTTACACTGCCATCGTAGACCGGAATCTTCACGCGGAAGCTAGGAGGATACTTTCCATTCGGTACACGCTCACCATTGACAGTATCAGTTGAAACAGATACGATCTTAGCAAAGCTATCACGAAGCGCCTCGAGAGAACGCTTCTTACCAAACCACTTGGAGCTGTTCTCGAATGCCTGCTGTAGAACCGTATCCTCTAGATCGAGGAGAAAGTTATAGAGCGAGCCCGTATCAGAACCGTCGGTCGAGCGTTCCTTTCCAAACTTGTCACAACCATCTAGCGGTACGCTCATGGTATACGAGCTTACACCAGTCTTCTCATCCGCACGAACCCATAGGCCACCGGGAACTTTCACCTTGGCGGGTAGGCGAATCTGAAAGCTCTGTCCTTCGTGTTTCCAATTAATAGGCGGATTGCGGTTTGACTTTGTCATACCTACTACAAACGTTAGCTTGCTCGTGTCGATCTTAGAAGGTGATAGGATGGTGATATTGCTGGCCATTTTATCTTGTTGTACTTTCCATAATACCGATTCGATTTAAATCCGTTTTCGATAAGTGTAATAAGGATGCCGCTATGTTCAGCATGTAGGAGTAAAACTTCAAACGAGCAATGTCCGTATGAATGTTTGAATGGCCTCTTATTCTGCGGTCGTCATATCAAGGTTAAAAATCCAAGGGTATGGTCATTAGTAAATAATATTGATAAAAAGGTTACATTGATTCAAAAAGTATGGAAAGGATATCAAACAAGATATTTGTTGCGTCTAGCGGGACCTGGTGTTTTGAATCGTGGCAAATGTAGCAATAAAGAAGAATTATTCACGTTCGACGAAGCAAAAACAGTTAATCCGTTTGATTATTTTGCATTTGAAGAAAATAACCAAATATATTGGTTTGATATTCGAAGTTTATTACAGTGTCTTGATTCAAATGATGAACTAACAAATCCGTATACCCGTCAGCCAATTCCACCCGATGTTAAAAAACGTTTGCATAAACTTCATGTATTTCGTATACGTAGGCGTCTTTCATTATCTCATACAGCTGACCCAATACGCTCAATGAACGAAATTTTGGTTAATCGTTTTAGACATGTTTCACACATTTTACAAGCTTATGATTTTTTTGGAATTAATCCAGATACATTTATTTCACTTGGTCCTATTAATATTGGATTTTACGTATTATCATTATTTGAGGGATTCCGAGATTGGGCAATCGAACATACTAACAGTCCTGATTCGCGTAGACATAAATATATTATGTATATCGAGGAACTTCCTATAAAATTTCAACATTGTACATACAATCAGTATCTGTATGTTCTTTCAAGTATCCTTCTTTTTATTTTGAATGATTCTCCAAACCCGTTTCAAGCATGTTTTATAATTATGAGCGGATTGCATAGAATGTGATTTAAACAGGTCAGGATATATGTAAGCATACCAACCGCGTTAGAAATGCCTGCTTCTTCTACTTCTGTTAATTCAAACAAGATGGCCAAGGATACCAAGACGACGAAGACTGCCCCGAAGACTGATGCTGCCCCTGTAGTTGCCCCGGCCGCGAAGGCCCCCCGTGCGAAGGCCGCCTCCAAGACGGAGGTGACGGTACCGGTTGTGACTGCCCCTGTAGCTGCTGCCCCTGCTGGTGAGGCTGCTCCGGCTGAGGATACGCGCACGGCGGATGCGATCCTCTCCACTCTACAGGAGACGCTACGCGGCATCAGTGCCGAGATGACGACGCGCATGCGCGATGCCGTGAAGTCTGCGCTAGAGGCCTCCAAGGCGGTCAAGCGTGAGCTCCGCAGCAAGGGCAAGCGTCACCGCAAGAACCCGGAGGACATGACCCCCGAGGAGCGCAAGACGTACGAGTCTCGCCGTGCCAACAATGCGTTCCTCAAGCTCCGCCCGATCACGGATGAGCTCGCGACGTTCATGGGCCTACCGTCCAAGAGCCAGAAGAGCCAGACGGATGTGACGAAGTTCGTTGCGACGTATGTCAAGACGCACAACTGCTTTGACCCGAACTTCAAGCGCCGCATTCTACCTGACGCCAAGCTTGGCAAGCTACTCCGTGTCAAGGATGGCCAGGAGGTCACGTACCTAAATCTCCAGAGCTTCCTCAAGGTTCACTTTGTCAAGCCGGCGGCGTAAATTTCTAGTTTTTTGAAAACTAGTGGTGGGGGAGAAAAACTAAATTTAACAAACTACAAAATAGATACCAAACGGTTCTCTATTTTGTAAAACGAATTTACAAACTTATTTGCTTTGAATAGCAAAAGATGGATCCGATTACTCGGAAACAGCTGCAAAAGGCGATGGATGGTAAGCGCGAAGATGAACTAAAACGTGTGAGCAATCTGGAGAAAATTATTCAAACTGAAATGATTTATGGCATTGTTTGGACTGCAGCTGCAAATGGTCATACTACTCAAGAATTTAAAATGTCAAATCCAAATGATACTGTTGAACTACGAAAACTATTTCCCGATTGTAAAATCGATGTTATACTGCATGGTGCTCTTTCTGGGGGACCTGTGTATAGTACGGTTCGTGTAGATTGGGGCAAAACATACTAAAACGGATTAAATTGTTTTTTATTTGAGTTTGGTAAAGATAAATGTCAGTTCCCCAGAAGAACTCTGGAAATAAGAATAAAGGACAATCTGCAAGTCGTGACAATCAAGAACGATTAATCAAAAATTTTATCGATGATCTTGCAAGAAATGATGGATATGTAGAAGATGTATACATTGGTAAGATCAGCAAGTTATTCGGTAACAGTCGTGTTGAAGCCATTTACCAGAAAAAGGTAAACGACGAAATTCTAGTAGATGTCGTTCAGGCGTCTATTCCTGGAAAATTTCAGGGACGAAACAAGCGTCATTTCTGGATTGAAACTGGAAGTTTGGTCCTTGTAGCTGATACTGGACTTGGATTTGAAATTGTTAGTCTGCTAAGCAGAGATGATATGCAGGTTATTAAGAAGTTTACGAAGATCAATCATAATATTTCAGGTGATGAAGTTATTGATGAGGTGTTTGAGAAGCCTGAAGAAGAAGAGCTAAATGTTGATACTATCTAGATCGGAATCCGATAAGATCATCTCATGAGGTAATTCCAAATATAAAATTGTACTGAAAAATGGTGTAATTCGGTTATCAAGAACAGCTGCACGAATTTTTACATTTGTGGTTACTGTAGTCAATAAACGGTGAAATAATTCATCTTTCTTGATTGTATTTTTAACCTTCATTTTGCAAACCTTACCATCCCAGCCACATAAGTTTCCTGTACATGATGATTTAGAAAATTGTCCACAAGGTTTTCTAATTTTGCTAATAAAATCACCAGGATTTTCAATATCAACAAACATTGTAGTTACAGAAAACCATTTTTCTAATAAATTTGTTGTTGTCTTCTTATTAGACATCTCTATAGCATCACGAAGTTGACTATAATCATCGGTTGATAAGTCCTTTGCAAGTTGAAATAATAAAAACTCAAACACTTCTGATGAATAATTTATATCACGATATACAGTTTGAAGATCGGTAGATGGTTCACCAAATACTAAATCAGTTTCACCAAACTTTCTAACGGTTTCAGTAATTTCATTATTTTCATTACCACTATTTGCAGATTCTGCTTGAATCGGAATAATCAGTCCTGATGCAGTGACAATTTCAACCTTGCGATTCATATTATCATAAACATCTTCACGCCAGGTATAACCTTTCGAATAACCTTCTGCAATTGGAAGATAATTCATTACATCTTCATATGATGGCAAACTAAATGCATCTTTGTATCCTGAAATTTTTGCCTGAGCGATATCTGGTAACTGTGATGGCTTAAATGGTAATATCATTTTACCTTCAATATAGAAAGCCTGACCTCTTCCAAACGGATCTAACACTACCGAATATGTATCGCTATCCAGCTTTCCAAGAATATCTGGCATTATGTTTAATGCCTCGTTGTACGATGGTATTTCAGTTCTACACGAAATATTTCGTAAGCGTTCAACTTCATGTTGTGTTTTAACAGTAAATGGATCATCATAAATATTGGATGAATATCTAAAACCACGACCACTTACAAAAATAAATGAAAGTATATCTATATCCTCCTTATTCTGTAATACAATAATTGCTCTATTTTTAGGTCTTGTTATTGCAGAAGAAAACATACAACCCATTGTATTAGTATCTGTGTAGATGCGGAACACGTCACAATCTAATGAAAGCGCAGCATATTCAAGCTCATTAATAGGTGACATTTCGTTTGCCTCATATGCGTCCTGTATTCCAGATATGATTCTTGCCATATTTTTCTTCAGAAGATCATCTTTTGAAAAGGGTGCAATGTTTTCAAGCATATTAAAAATCTTTTCAGCATGTGTATCGGATACACGCTTCCATGTGGAAACAAATGAACACTTTAATATTGTAGATAATGATTCAACAGGTGACTTTATTTTTATATATTTAATACGTACATTATCACTTAATAACATTGGGAGAGTTTTAGTAGCATGTCCAATTCCTACGCGAAAATATCCCGAAACACCGTTGGGAATTCGTCTTCCTGATCGAACAACTAATTCATACGTTTCATCGATATATAATGAATTGATTAAACCTAATGGTAAAAATGCAAATCGAAATTCAGGTAAATTTGTTTTTGTTTCACCCAATACATAATATTTATCATCCTCTTCAACTTTTAGTGTCTTTTTACGAGGGCTTTTGTAACAGCAAGGAAAATTTCCTGTCTTTGTAAATCCCGGATACAATAGCGCTTTATCTCTTTTTATCACAGTGAATTGACGGATATCATTATCATCTGATACACGTATCTTTCCTTTGCACTTTGGACACTTTGGTATACCATCTGATTTATCAAGCTGACTCTCTTGCAACGGTATGTTATCGCGTACACACCAATACTCTGGACAAATTACACTTCCAGATGGATTTTCCAACTTCATAAGTTTTTCTTCATCTAAGTATGTCGTAGGGTCATAATCTGTATTTGTAAGGCGTTCAAAGTCTGCATCTGTTAAAATAATTGGTTGATGTTTATGTTCACATTTTTTAGGAAACACTGGAGTATCAAACGTTTTTGGATCAAAAGCACGTAGACGTTCGTTAAAGTAACTATACTTTGCATCTTGTTTTTTATGAGTTGTAGTTGTTTGTGTTACAACTGTTGTGGTTTCATCAATTTGTTGTTCTTCTTCTAAATAATCAAATAAATCACCATAATCTTGTGTTATTTCAATTGAAGGTTCAACTAATGATTTTACTTCTACCATTTCCATTCGCTTGGGACATATTTTATCCAATTCGATCGACTTGGGATTTGAAAGAATGAATCGAAGTAAATTTGCATATTTTATAGCTAAATCAAGTTTACCAACAGAAGAAAATAATATATATTCTGGTTCAATATAGAGCAAGGGATAACCTCGGAAAGAACGATCAGCAAGTGATGGATTCTCTGCTAGTTTATCATCAAGTTGTCTCAATAGTTTAGTAGCTTCATCTGCTGTAATATTTAGTTCAGTTTGAACATCTTGTGTGCTCAAAAATCCCTGATGCGATCTCATCTGCAAAAGTTTAATTTCGATAGCACTAATGTTATCAGCAGTATGATCAGTCCGTAGCAAACGGAATGTATCTGTTTTATCCATTACTCCAAAAAATGATGATACACAGTTAAATCTACGCAAATCAAGTTCTTCGTCAATTGGGCTCTTATATTTAATTAAAATTGATAAGTCATCGAGTTTCCAACGATCTAAATCGAGATCAGCCATATCTGTAAAACCGATAACAGCATCAAACGATAGGAGCCATTCATGTAGCTCTCGTTTTAATTGGTCGAGTGTCTTTTTAGACTTTTTATCACGATATGTTGAAAGAACAATATCAGATGATGTGATCGATATACGATCAAAATTATCTTTTGATGTTCCACGATACATTAACAACGTTGGACGATTACGCTGAGGTTTTGTAGCATTTACCCAACCCTTTACAACTGCAACATCTATAACTGGTTTCTTGTTTTTTGTATCTTCGGTATAAAACTTATGACGATTTGTTTCAGTTCGAGATGTAAAAAATTGAACATAAGGAATATCAGGAGATACAGTTAGTCCATAAAAAATCTGTTCAAATCGTGTGCGAATTGCAGACCCAAACTCAGTTGTAACAAACGGAACAATAAACCGAGTTCTCTTGATTGAAACAGATTCTTCTTCTACAACTTTTAAATGTAATAAATCATTCAATAGTTTGTTATTTTTTGATAATATATTTGAAGCTTCTTCTGTTAGCCTAGCAGGTGTATTTGCTTGTAAAAATGGATAGTATGCTCGAGTTACTTGTTCATCCGTCTCTGTATATGTTTTAACTATAATATCTGTAATATTGTTAGTTTCATAAAATGAATATAATAACCCTTTTAATTCTGCGATTGGTAACATGGTAGATGGAATTTTAGCAGATATTTGATCTTTTACGATAAGAGGTAATATGTATGATTTTGATTCTTCAACTCCTAGAATACGATATTCGATAAAATCAGAATCTGGCATAAACACCGTTGATAAGTTTTCAGGAACAGCTAACCAATCAGCTCTATCGTATGATTCAAACGGAATTGATAATGCAGGAACACGGTATTGGTGTTGATATTCATTAAACTGTTCCTTTTTAATAGGTTGGCCGTTATAAGAAATGCGATCAAATAACGCCTCCCATCGACGAGGATCTTTCATATAATAATCTTTCGGTAGCTTAATACCAACGAGAATAAATAAACGGTTTGGATGGGTATCTAATGCAATACCAATTTGCTGACGAACTGTTTCGATCATGTCGTCTTCAAAAAATGAAACATTAAATCTTTCTTTTGTATCGAATTTGACAACTCGCCGTTGTAACATCTTATTTAGTACTAAGAATTATAAAGGGCTTGAAGAAATGCTCATACCACAGTATTGGACAGGAGATCTATCATAATTAACTTGCTTATAGATTCCTATTTGGATACCATCTTGCAATAAACGACGGAAATTAGTCCAAAATTCAGGAGTGTGACCAACTGTTGTAGTCATTAGGTGGGCCATTTCGTGTAGAATGACAAACATGATTGTGTTTTCATCAACTAATTGCTTTGTTGATTTATCTCGCAAACAAACAACTATTTTTTCACCTTTATTTTCAGAATATGACGTGCTATCTGCATCCAGGTCATTTTCAATCATATTTGCTGGATTAAATCTTTCAACCATTACCTTCACGCGTGGATCAGCTATCGAAGCAGGATCCGATTTGTAATGTTCAATTAATGAATCCAAGTTTGACTTTATTTTTGCCATTAAGTCTGCGGCGCCTTGTTTATCGGGTAAATTCTGAACATGATATGTGTTCCCATCACTCATGCTTCGAACTTGTGTTGTATTTGTTGGACCTCGAGATGACAGAAGTGCTAAAGCAACTCCTGAGCCTACCAGAGCGACAGGCCACATTATTATCTAGTTAGTTTGAAATTACGCCTCTAGACCACGCTTAAACGGGTTAGCCTCGATGGTCGTGTTCACGAAGGGACCAACCTTGACCTGCGGGTTAGGCGTCTCGGAGCGGATATCCCAAGAGGCATTTCGGTTCGTCTGTGATACACCAGCAATGGCCGTATTTGTATGGTAACCAGCATCAAGTAGATTCTGGCCCTTTAGGTCGCCCATACCAGCAGGATTTACAGCGGCCCAAGACGCACCTAGACCACCCTTCGGGAGTAACTCATCCGCGCTTAGAGTAGACTCCGAGTATGTGGACTGCGAGGACGGGTGGCGAGACTGTAGAGACTCAGACGGCTGAGCGTTGGAACCGGCGCCGTGAGGAGCTTTAGGGAACGGACCAGAATCCGACGAAGGACCGGATACACCTAGTTTCTGGCCAAATACCTCCATACCTTCACCCATGAAAGACTTACCAGACGAGTAAGTTGACATTAAATAAGCTACCACAACAACACCTCCTAGAACGAGGGCGAGACGAGTCGAGGAAGAATGGAGCTTCATTACGTTTATATCCAAACAAAGACAAAAGTTTTGAAAACAGGGATACGCATTTTGGGACGATTCAAATTTATAGAAATAGATAAGGGATGGAGGCAATCATTTTTGCCGTCGTAACAACAACTTCTATATTGGCAACATTATACCTATTTGGCATGAGTCAAGTTGCTTTTCTAAAAAAGAATTGGGTTCAATATCGTTGTAATCCAATTTATATGCCGATGGCGGGAATGGTTGGTCAAGACATTGTGAAAAATTTTACACAGTGTACCGTGAAAGGATTTCATGATTATACTGGTTTTGTTATGGATCCAGTTATGGCTGAAGTTAGTGTAATCACCGACAGTGTCACCGAAATAGCAGACGGAATGGATGAAATGCGTAGTATGATGGGAAGTGTTCGTGGAGGATTCCTTGGTATACTTGGAACTGTATTCGGAAAAATTCAAAATGTGATGAGTCAAACACAATACATAGTTATTCGTATGCGAACACTGATGGCTCGCATTGTCGGTGTTCTTATGTCCTTTGTATATGTATTCTATGGTGGTATGGAGACTGGTTCTGCTGTCATGAATGGACCTATTGGTAAAACGGTTGAAATGTTATAAGAGTAAGAAATAATGTGGTTGTTCATTCTATTACCAATTTTTGCATTGGCAACAGCACTTGTCTTCCATGCCAGCTACTCAATTGATAAGGTTAAATCTGAATGGATACAGTACCGTTGCAATCCGTTGTATATGCCATTTGCTGAAATGATGAATCCTGAGGTAACCGTTTCTCAAAATTTCCAGTATTGTATGGGCCAGATGAGTGGTGAAGCTGTAAAGGTTCCACTTGATGCCGTTCATGCCGTGACAGGTACAGCTACAGAAACAATTTCTGAAATGGCTGGTCCTCTTGATTTATTCCGTCAAATGTTTAGTCGGTTACGTATGTTCATGTTGAGTTTTACATCTACAACACTCGGAAAGGTTTCAAATTCATCAAGTGTATTTGTTGGATATTTAATCAAGATTCGTGATATTTTACAACGATTTGGCGGTCAAGGGTACATTGCGTCTTATTTGGCATACGTTGGAATTTCGTTCATTGAATCATTTGTTACACTTTGTATTTCAGTTATCAAGGGATTCGTATATGCTATGTTATGTATAGCGATAGTTCTTGCTTTATTTCAACCCGAAATTCTTGCATTGGTTTTAGTTATGTCTTCAATGTTAGCAGCTGCTGGAGCGTAAAAAAATCGTATTAAAGCAATAAGTAAAGAATGATTGGTAAAACTGAACTTGTTGTCGCATTTTTTGTCGCAGCCGTTCTTGCTGGGCTTTTTATGAAGTACGGTTCTAGCTCACCGGTAGCTGCCCGTGAGCATTTTATGCAGCAGGAAGTTGGCATGCCTCTAGCCGCTGGTGGTATTGGCCCTTATGATGGCGTCAGTGTAGCGGGCGCCGCTGGTTGGATGCAGACAGAGCCTACGTCTGCTGGCGGTGTTGCACCTGCCGGAGCGTCAGCTGATCCTAACAAGCTAATGTATCTTGTAGATAACAAAGTAGACAATAGCTGCTGCCCTTCATCTTTTAATACAGATACAGGCTGCATTTGTCTAACAAGTGACCAGAAAGACTTTATGGCGTCTCGCGGTGGCAATAAGGTATAAACTTAAAGAGATTGTATAATTAATAATCTAATGGACGCAAAAAAAGTATTTACTGATTTCCTAAGTGACTTAAAGTCGTCATTTCCCGATTTCAAGTCAATTGGTGATGTAGATGTCGATAAGACTGCTGCCGAACTCGAAGTTTTTTATCCAGACGCTCTAGAAGTAATCCAGAAAGATTCTGCTTTTTTTGATTCACCTAGAATTGTATTTGGTATTAATCTTTCAACTATTTGGGAGACAACCGAAGATACAACTGCGGCAATTTGGAAACATCTTCAAATTTCTATGATCGCTTCATTTTTGCATGGCGACATGAAGAGCAAGATGGGTAAGATTATGGAAATTGCAAAAACTATGTTGGGTGATCGTGGCGATGCTGTTTCTAAAATCTTTGAAGATGAGTCGACGGAAGGTCATTTTAAAGAAATTATTGACTTTGTAATGCAAACCCGTATTGCTAAGCTATTTTTTTCATTAATCGAACAATTTGATATGAGTGAATTTGATTTTGATATTGAAAACCCTCAACAGCTGATGGAAATGGTTCAAAATCCAGAGAATCCTATGATCAAGAAAATGATCAGTAAAGTTCAAGGTCTTGTTCATGACAAGCTACAACGTGGAGAAATAACAAAAGACCAGATTGTACGTGAAATCGAAGATATCAAGTCGAAGGTTGTACTTACATTTGGTGATGTTTTTAATGATATGTTGGGTCTCGGTAGCAAAAAAGATAAGGGTAATCGTCCGGTGCTTAATACACCCCAGGCTCGTGCTCAATACAGACGCGATCGTCTACGCATGAAACTCCAGGAAAAATACAAGAAGTAGAAAACCTCGCCGTAAAAATAAGATGACAGAACAAATTTGGTTCAAAGATCCGGCGATTCTGTTTACTCAATCAACGTGGAATCGTTTCGTTCCGACTGCCAGTATGACAACAGCGGAGTCACTCAATGCTGTAGTTCGCTTTACAGTCTATTTTTCAGTACTTCTGTTTCTGTCGACAGGAATCAATGCATATGTTCTCGCCATACCTGCTGTAATGGTTCTGACATTTGGACTCTATAGTCTTTTTCCTAATGGAAAGACGATAGAATCATTTACAGTTCGTGCTGCGAAGCCGTCTGGTAAGTATACGATGCCTACAGCTCAAAATCCATTTATGAATGTATTGCTTACGGAAATAGTCGATAATCCTAATCGTGAGGATGCGGCTCCCACGAGTCGCAAAGATGTAAAGAAGGCAGTTGAAGAAACATTCAAACATACCAATGATGTTTTTATGGATACAACTGATGTATTTGATCAGACTCAAGCTATGCGTACATTCCACACATTACAGTCTTCTAAAGTACCCAATGATCAGGATGGGTTTCTACGTTGGATGACGAAGGGATTTGATGAGATCGACACGTCGTCAGCTCCTCCTGCTCGTGGAGCTAAAATTTTAAGTGAAGGTTATGTTCAGCAGAAGAGCTTACTTACGGCTCTTCCGAATGGTACGACGCCGCGTCTTACGGGAACGAGTACGTCTACGGCGACCTCCGGTTTTGCCGCCAAGTAACTTCTTTTTTAGTTCAGTTTTATTCGTTACAGAACCATCAATACGCTGTGTAATTTTTCCATCTTTAACAACGACCATTGTAGGAAATCCTGTAATGCCCAACGACTCGGGAACATTTTCCGACGCTACATTTTCCATCTCCATGATACCCTCGCTAGCTACAGAATCCCAAACGGGTTTTGTATCTTTGCAATGACCACATGACCGCATAAAAAAAAGAATCGCGACTGGACCCTTAGACTTCAAACGTTCTTCTACTTCTTTTTTTGTCTTAATGGTTTTACCGTCATCGGAAATATCCATTTATCATCATGGTTCGTTAAAAAAACGAAGATATAACTAAATGGCGTCTGTACCTGTTACCCCTCCAGCTACAAAAGATAAACGCGAAAAACTAATTGCTAAGAAAGATCAGCTAGTTCTTAATCTTGCTGATTTTGAAAAGGTAATTCCCGGAACTACTAAGAAACGCAAGGATATTAACAAACTAGCGTATGATGAGCTAAAGCGTGAGATAGCATCTATTGATATGCAAGTAAGAGCGCTTGGTGGTAAGCGTCGTACTCGTCGCCAGCATAAGCGTAAGCAGCAGCGTAAAACAAGTCACCGTAGAAAGTAAATGAAGAGTCATTGGGACGGATACTTAAAGGCAATTGGATCAACGGTTATTCCATCAACATCTCATCCTCCGGTTGCAACATATAAGACAACAGATGACACAAAGGGTATGACTGGATTCCTAGATTTGAATCCTAAGAATTCCGAATTACAGGCTCGTTACGATGCAATGTCCGGTTCATGGGCTGGTGTAAAAGCGTCAGATGCTGCTATTAAAAATGGCGTATTTAGTACTGATTTTGCACCTTTAAAAGATAGGCGTTGAATCATAACATGACCATCGAACAAGAATGCCAATTCTATCTATATAGTTAATTTGGTTTTCAAATTTAGTTGAAAAAAAGTTTTCAATACACCCACCTTCATACGAATTTAAAACTTCTTTAAATAAGGAAAGTTTTGAATTTGGAATTCGGTAAAAAAATGTATGAACACCATTTTCCATTCCGTAATTATTAGTTTTACAGAATGTTGGAAATTCAGATGGCTCCCATTCAATTTTATTCTGTAATACATAGCGACCAGAAATCTTGTAAATATTTGAATACTCTTCTGTTAAATTGGAAAGTGCAGTAAGTAAAAGAGTCTTTTCACCAATCCCCTTATCAAGACTATTATTAACTAAATCATTAAATTCTAAATTAATAAACTGATCTACATTTGATTTCAACTGATCCATCCACTCAGAAGGTGGACTACATTCAACCAAAAGAATGTGAGTATTTGGCATATGTGTCCGAATTGATTCAATTGTTTCAAGTGTTTGTTCAAACCGATGTTGGTGTGAATAAATACTTCGTGTTTTCGAATAGTTGAGTGGTTTTGTTGTAGTTTGCACCACAGATGTTACAATGATACATTCTTTCATTTATAGTAAAACAATAATTATGTTAAAATAATCTTAATTAAAATTTGTTGGTGCACTGCTGAGATAAGGATGACCTGGTGGTAAATTTGTTTGTATACCCCACTTCCAAGCCAAATATCCTTCAATTTTCTGACGATAGGTCTGCGATAAAACATTGGAAAATATAACGATTTCACCTATTCCACCGTTCCAAGGTTGATTGGATATTTGTACATCTCCAACACACATTCCGGTAACAGATGCATACCCTTGCGCGAACGTTTTGGCATCCTGCGCGACTCCATCAAAATATGGTGTGAGTACCGTACCAGTGTTTGTACATGATAGTAAGGACGCAGTGGTCGATGTAGATGCGATATACTTGATAGGAGCATTACAAGTAAGACTTTGCCATGTAGACTGACCATCGCCGGCAAATGTCGCAAATGCCCTGTCACTTCCCGGATACACACCAAACCCTAATCCTGCAAAATTGCCAGCCGGTGCAAATATAACATATGAAGGCACATATGTAGGCCCCACAGGACTAATAAGGTTTAACGTTATTAGATTCGCAACTGCAAAGATACTATAATTACTTGGGAGTACTACAGATGAATTTTTTAAGGCATTACTGCCCGTAAAGTATGGACCTGTACGAGTTGGACCTACATTTGTTGTTAAAGTGGGACCACCCCCATTATATCCGGTATTCGAAAAAATAGCTCCAGTATAGTTGACAGTTCCCGATTTGTTTTTCCATTCACTTACCCTTCCGTTTACAATCGTCATACTAGTGCTACTTTGATCAGCTCCATCTAACCAAATTAAAAGAGGCAATGTGCCAACAATATTTGGTATAGTTGTTGCTGCTGCGGCAGCACTCTTCCCTGAAAACATGCTGTAACTGATCGTGCCCGATGTAGGAGCAGATCCGGAATCGAATGTAGTTCCATAATAACCGGATAATGAAAATCCTTTTCCAAATACGTTATTCAGATCAGTCATTCGAATATTTGAAGTTGGGACCGTCATTTACTTGTCATTCAATTTTTTTTCGAGGTCGGAACAACGTTGATCTAATTGCTTAATGCCTTCGATCAATAATCCAACCAGATTTCCGTATGCAATGCTCTTTGTCTGTTCTTCGTCGGTTCCCGTCGTGACGACTTCTGGAACAAACTCTTCCACCTCCTGTGCAATTAAACCAACCTTACGACCATACAAGTCAATTCTGTCATAATACACTCCGCGCAACATAGAGATCTTACCAAGAGCACTATCAATTGTAACAACGTTGCGTTTCAGACGCATATCTGAGAATGCAGTAATGTCTCCGCCTGCCGTTATGGATCCGCTTGCGGCTATATTTCCAGACGCATTGATCGATCCAACAAATAAAGGACCATTTAGAAGATATGATCCTGTGTAGACGTGTCCGCCATACACACATGATGCAATTTTGAATCCATCGGAAGATAAAGCGACTGATAACCATCTTTTGGAACCTATACTCTTATTCGAAGACCAATTAACTCCAGAATCTATGCTTGTAAAAAGGTATCCGTTGTCCGAAGTTGCTGCAAGTCTTATTCCATCTGTAGAAATAGCAACAGACGTGATGCTTGTACCGGTGACAGTCGCGCGCATTGTCCATGTGACTCCACCATCTATACTCATCCAGATATTGAGAGTCTCGGCTGCTATAAGTTTGGTTCCATCAGCAGACATGGCGATTGCAGTCCAATATAAACTCGTCGCACGTGATGTCCAAGTGTTAGTTGTTCTATTTTGAGTTATCCAAATATTTCCATTATTCACAACTGCTGCAATTTTGAGTCCATCGGCAGACATGGCGATTGCAGCCCAATTTGCAGGAGTACTACCACCTAAAGGGTACACGGCATTCCAACTGCCATTCGCTGCAATAGCAGTATTTATGTAAACGGTGCCACCAGTTACAGTTACTGCAACGGTGGCTCCATCAGCAGATGAGGCGACTCCAGACCAAGCTAGATTACGGATGAGTGCTGGAGTAGTGGTTCTGTCTGTCCAAGTAGCTCCAGAATCTGAGCTTCCCCAAATGCCGTCGCCATACGTAACTGCCACACAATATTGTCCATTGGAAGATGATGCGACATACAACCATGGTCTAGAGGCACCAGTAGTCCGCTCAGTCCAAGTAACTCCCGAATCACTACTTGTCCAAATGTTTCCAGCCGCCACAACCGTTATAAGCCTTGATCCATCAGTAGATGATATGATTGAATTATATAGTCTAGTAGCACCGCCAAGTTGACGCTCTGTTAAAGATAAACCGGAAGATGAAGTACTAAGAACCATACCAGGCGTGACAACATATCCGTCATATTGTAGATTGGCCTGTCCAATTGCGGCATTCGTTCCGTTTGCAGTCAACACACTTGAGGTTGTAGTCGATCCTGTAATTGTCGTGAATCCGGGTCCCGTAACACCGCTCGCTCCGGTGGCACCAATCGGTCCTAATGGAGCAAATATTACATTACTTATCTGATACGTGCTTGATGCCGCATTACCTAAAAATAAATAATATGATGTTTGCGCTGTTGGAACAGTAGTACTTTTAATTAGTCCTCCATTTTTGTAATACTTTATATTTACACCATCATATGTTATTGTACATACATCGGTTGATGATACTGTAGTCGGAGTGTAACCACCATTGGCAGCAGTTCCTGATTCGTATATGGTAAGATTATTATTCCCAGGAAAAGTGAATCCATATTTCATATCGGTCAAGGTCGCAGCCGTGCTCGAAGATGCAAGTCCACAAAACATATAAAATCCGGTAATATTGACAGAAAAACTTATATACGCCGAAGGATATGCTTGAGATGATATCGTAATTCCTGTAGCAGCTGACACTGAAAATGTCGTACCTGTACGCGTGATGCTGCCACTTAGAATTGGTGTCCAACCACCAATAGGACCCGTTATACCACTCGCTCCTGTAGGACCTGTAACTCCGCTTGCTCCTGTAGGACCTGTTACACCTGAAGCGCCAAACACTCCTGAAGCTCCTGTAGGACCTGAAGCACCAAATACACCTGAAGCTCCTGTAGGACCTGAAGCACCAAATACTCCTGAAGCTCCTGTAGGACCTGAAGCACCAAATACACCTGAAGCTCCCGTAGGGCCCGAAGCACCAAATACTCCTGAAGCTCCTGTAGGACCCGAAGCTCCTGTAGGACCCGGACCCCCAAATGGATTTGTACCAACATAAGGTAGAATAACTCTTGACGATATAGCATATCCGGGAAAGGTGGTACCAAACGGATTGGTTGCAGCAGTAGTCCATGTTGCACCGTCTGTTGAAAAGGCAATAGTTATTGAACTAGAACCAGCATTACCACCAACAGCTACAAAACGCGTGCCATTCCATGTTATGCCATAACCATAATTAGTATTACCAAACGGGTTGGTTGTACTAGCAGTCCATGTTATACCATCAGAAGAATATACCGCAGTTGTTGTACCACTAGCACCACCACCGCCAACAGCTACAAAACGTGTACCATTCCATGCTATACCCCGTCCGATATTAGTCGAAGAAAATGGGTTGGTTCCGACAGCATTCCATGTTATACCATCGGAAGAATACACAATAGATGTTGTACCACCGCCGCCAACAGCTACAAA